CCACCTGACTATTATATTCCTATCATTAACAAAAAATCACGATATTGTTTATTTTCTTCTTCAATCCACATTACCATTTGACAATCCTCGAATGAACCTTGAAACACTACAGAATTATCATCTTCATTTATCAATTGCCAGGTATCATTTGTTAGATTAACAATTTTCATAACTTTTTCTTTAATATGAGGTAATATACAAACTTAATCTTAAGATTCCAATTCTTTCTTAACAGAATCTTCTTTTATTTTAAGATAAATATCTACCAAATCCAACAAATCGTATTTCATTAGATATTTTTCCATTCTCTCAATGATATACTTCTTTTGAGTTTCTTCATCACGGATTTTTAAACTTACTTCATTCATAACTGTTTGTATTTAAAATATTTAACTTGCATTAAACTAGGTTGGTGGTGGTTTAAAGGTAAATCTTTTTGCAACCAATTGTTTATCAAAACATTCATTTTTGTATTTTCAAATTGGGCTAATATACTTTTATCTGTAATCTTTCTTACCACTTTCCCATCCCATTTAATTTCAATTACATCTGGTGTCCACAACAAAGAATACTTTATAAAATGTTTGTGAGGATTTTTCCACCCCCATCTTGCACTTTCAGCCCCAATGCTATAGTTGTATGGATGCTTTCCGAGATGAATATTGCTCTCCACTCTCCAAATTTTCCCCAAAAGAAAATCAGCCCAGTTAAAGTATGAACCATTCTTGTTAGAATACCCCTCAAATATATCTATTTCAGGTGGCCAAGAATCCCAACTCCACATCCAAAACGCTGGCCAATTATAGGATCCATAGGGTAGTCTAGCTTCTATTTCAAATTCACCATATCCAAACTTTTCCAAACATGATACTGTTCCCATACCATGTGTTGCAGTGTATGTTTCTCCGGTTGGGGTGGTGAATGTTTTTTTATTGAGGTGAGTAGTTAAATGAAGTGTGCCTTTGTGGATTGAGACAGCGGATGGATCCATCCAAAATCTAGGATTAGAGGCATCCCATTGTCCCCATCTTTCATTTGTTATCCATTTATAACCTGACCATTCTAGTTGGGTTGTTTCCATTTATGGTTTTATTTAATGATTGTTACGTGGCCTATTTCTTTGTATCGAGCATCTGTGTATTTGTCTCCAAACCAAATTACCCAAGTATATGTTCCATTTTGACAGATTCTGCCTGCATATGTTCCATCCCATTGTACTGTGTGATCAAAAGATTCCCATACAATTTCTCCCCATCGGTTAAATATTAACAGATGAAAATCTTGAGGATCAAATCCAGAAGTAAAAACCGGCCCCCAACTATTGTTTACTTCATCCTTATCTGGTGTGAATGAATTTGGAACATAATAAATTAAAGGATCACATTCGGTAACAGTTACAACATATGTTACTGGTTCGCTAGGACAATTCAAAGCATAATGAATTGCTGTGATTGTGAATACTCCGGTATCTAACCAAGTAATGGCTACAGGATTTCCATAATAGTACTGTCCATCAACTTGCCATTCTGTTTCTCCACCTTCACTAGACTCTGCAGAGTACAGAAAGGTTTGTGGTTCATCATTGCATATGGTTATGGATTGTTGCGATAGTGCAACATTGCAACATAATAATATGAATAGAAACAACCTCATTAGTTATGCGATATTGGTGATAAGGTTGGTGTTGGATTAACAGTGACTGTGGTAGTTGTTGTGAATGTACATCCTCCTTGAGTAAATGTATATGTTAATGTAAATGTACCAGGTCCTGCTGTTTGAGGACAAAAAGTATTTCCTACTACACCCGTACCAGTTAGAACACCACCAGCTGGAGTTGTAGTAACGGGAACACAAGCATCTGTATCACAGAAAGGTCCCAATGCTGTTATTGTAGGGTTAACTAGCAATATGAACACATCCAATGTTGAAGGTGGAGAATCACATCCTGTACCATTTGATGCTACAACACTTACACCATTTGGTATCAGGCCTGGTGCTGCATTCGACCAATCAACTCCAATCTGATTGGTTCCTTGCCCCGATGTGATTGTACCAGGTGCTGCTACAGTCCATGTGTAGGTGGTACCCGGAGTATTGGTAACTTGATAAATAGATCCGGGGGTTTGGTAACATACCGTATCAGGGTTAATAGTGGTTAGCTGTGTGAAAGCAAATGTGCTTGTTAAAAGACTTAAAGATAATAGTAACTTTTTCATATTATTAATTGTGTAATATAGCTCCTATGCTAGGAAGCTGTGGGTTAATAGTTCCGTTAAATACTTGAAATGGTGTTGCTCCATCGCAACTAGTGCTATTCCAACTCCCCCATAGTCCATCTGAACCTGGTGTTACAGCTATTGCCAAACTTTGAGGAGTGCATCCTTGTGCTACTGTAAGTGTTACGCAAAAAGTCCATGTGCAGGATCCTGAATCGCCAAAATCATCACCAGTCTGACCATCTAAGTCTAAGTCAAAGAAATATCCTGGTCCAACTACACCTACGGGTGTATTCACTGAATTTAACCATATCCATTGACCACCAGATGCATTTCCTCCACAATTAGCAGGAGCTGATGCAGGTTGCACACTTGCCCAACCAGAACCTAGTGTCAAATCAAATCCCTCAAACCAATTGCTCCCAACTTGAGAATATCCATTCATAGTAAAACACATTGTTACCGTTTGGCCTGGTGAGTATTGGTTTGCAATTGGAGGTGGGGTTAGTGTGAATGACTGGGTTCCATTACATTGAGAATATGCAATTCCATGTAATAGTGTAAGTAATGTCAATAACCATTTCATATTAATAAATATCGTTAATTCGATAAAAGTGCTTTAATTGTTGGGTGTGATTGATAGTTTTCGATTGTAAAATCAGAAGGCTTCATTTGTCTAATGTAAGCATCAAATGATTCTTTCCTCACTTCTTTTGCGTTTTCAGTTGTCCAACTTTCAATAAACCATCCAAAACTTAGTTTAGGTAGTGGATATGGTTCTCTCGTCATTTGTTCCTTTGCTTGTTCAATATGATTCAAATACAAATGAACATCACCTAAATTCCCAATCAATTCATCAGGAACCATATTAACTTCTTTTGCTATGATTTCTAATAACAAGCCGTAAGATGCAATGTTGAATGGTAAACCTAAGAATGTATCTACTGAACGTTGATTCCACATTAGAGAAATTGCTCTGGTTGGGATTCCGATTTGATTAAAGTATTCTTCTTTTGATATCCCCATATCATCTCTCCATTTAGAGACAGGGTATGTTTCTTTGTTTCCTCTTCTATATTGTGACCTTTCTTCCAAACTCAACTCTCTAGTATAAACTTGAAAACCATAATGACAAGGTGGTAACACCATTTGATCTAATTCACCTACATTCCAAGCATTAACCATTAGTCGTCTTGAGTCTGGGTTTGTTTTAAGGTCGTTGATTAGGTTTTTGATTTGGTCTAAAGAATTATTTTGATATTCTATCTTAACGCCATATTTGGTAACATCCTCACCATTGTTAATTGCTTCAAGTACTTTAGGCTGGTCAGAACCTTTTACATCCTTTAGGTCATAATTTATTACATTCCGTCTTCCCCAACTTCTCCATTGTTTACCATACACAGGACCTAAATCACCCCACTTCTTTGCGAACTCTGCATCTGTTTTGATTTTGTTGATGAACTCTTCTTGTGTGTATTGTATCGGTCTAACTGAGATAAGATTATCACTCAATAGCGGTCCACCTGTATTAGATGGGGGTGAAGTGTGACTTTTACAATAGTTCTTATAAGCATCACCATCCCAAATATGACAATCATTATCAACAAGGTATTTGATATTTGTATCACCATGTAGGAACCATAACAATTCTGTTGCTATAAGACGGAATGGCATTCGTTTACATGTTAAAAGTGGAAAACCGTCTGACATCTTGTGTCGAATCTGTCTTCCAAATACTGAAATTACTTCTCCGTTTCTGGTTTGTTTTTTAGTTCCGTTTTCTAAAATATCCTCTAATAATTTATTATATTGGGGATCTAAATTGTTTTTCTTTTCCATATATAACCGTATCCTTTTTTTGTTATTCCTCTTAAATTAGCTGTTATAGTAGTTGGGTCACATCCAAGATATGCAGCTGCTACTTTTGTACCCTCCCATTCTTTAATAAAATTACCTTCTAAATCATATTGTAAAATGGGTTTCTGTTGCTGTTTAGCCCATGTTTTATAATCTCTATTAGGTGTTTTTCCTTTTTTCCCTTCGGATATTTTACGTTTAGTTTCTTCAGAGATATTTTGTTTAGCTTTACTTATATTTTGTTTATGTTCTTCTGTTTTAGGTTTTCTAAGTTTTTGTTTTGTTTCTTCAGAGCGTTTTTTACCTTTGGCCCCTTCAGAAATTCTCTGTTTTGTTTCTTCACTCCTAGGTCCTCCACTACTATCAAAATAATCACAATTTAAACCATCTTCTACTGAGGTGTAATATTTTTTCCAATAGTATTCTCTTTCATGTAGTTGTTCTTTTAAGCATTCTTCAATAACTTCAAATGTATGGTTTTCTACACCATACCCTTTTAATGAATTTAAAATTTTCCTTCCAGCTGAGCGTTTGGCTAATCTTTTATATTCTTTAAATCTTCGTTCAATATTAATACTTTGCCCAATATAAACTTTACCTTTTGGGTTTGTAATTTTATATATTCCTACCATACATTTTATTATAAATATATGGAAGGGCTAGCTTTTTTATTAGTTAGTAAAGGAAAGTTTTATTTGTTTTAGTTTAATATCCATAATTTACCTTGATTGCCATTGCTTGATTCTCACCTGCTTTGCCAAAATCTTTCATCACCTCAATTGCAATGTCAGTATCTAATTGACAAATAATATTAGAGAAATATCCTAACATACTTTCCTTATCAGTTTCATATTGTGGGGGAAACTCTAACATAAACCCCCCTATCTCTGATATGATGGTATTTACTTTACCTTGTCTTTCTTTATCTAATTTACTCATCTTTGTTTTGGTTTAATCTTGGATATAACTCTTTTAAAACATCTCTAACACGTTCATTGTTGATTGCACTTTCTAATTGTTTAATGTAAGTTAGAACAGCTTCATCAACTTTGAAATGTTTGTATTCTGTTGGAGATATTTTTACTGAAATGTAGCTACTCATGTTTAACATTTTAACCCTCCTCTAAATTTCTTTTTTTCATTTACTACTTTCAATGAATCCGTACCTATGGTATCTTCTTCCTTTTTCCCAAACATGCCTTGAGGTATCATATGGCTGGTGAGTATTTCTGAAGGGGTGCAGTATTTAACCTTCATAGGATCAGTTTCTGTTTGAATGGGTGTTTCACAAATGGGTCTAAATATGTTTGGATCAGTTTCCCAAACAGGAGTAAATGATGGTTTTATATGATAAGGATCTTTTATGTTATCTCTGTTTGGAGTTGCTTTTTCGAATACCAAATTTAAATGATCTTTTATAATTTGGGTTTGTCTTTCGTCCAAGTTAGTTGGATTGAATATCTCCATAAATCCTTGCAACCAATATGTAAATTGTTCTGGAGTCATTGTTAATCTAAATTATTCATTGATAATTTCTTTAAGTCTTTTAATCTCTTCGATAACATCATCACCTAGTTCAATCTTTGACATCAGGGATAGATCAATCATCTGAATGTATAGCAGCTCGATTAGAGCGTCTTTTGCTTGTTCTTTATTCATCTTTGTTTAATCTTTTTTCAATAATGGATTCGAGTTCTGCTGTTATTTCATTTTCAATATTATCATCAAGGTTATACCACCAATCATCAAACCCATTTCTATCACACAATGAATCTATGATTTCTAAAACGCATTTTTTGATTTCTAATTTACTCATCTTTGTTTTGGTTTAATGCCTCTAATATACTTTGTAAAAAAGGTAAAGACAAATCTTGAAGAGTAGTCGTTTGTTCACTTCCACAATGGTTAGACATCAAAACCATCCAATCACAATCTCTTTGATGTATTCTTATACCTTCAATCTCTATTTCAAATGCTGAAATGTCTTTTATGTGAAAATCATAATCTATTTCTGGGTGTCTATAAATTCTCATCTTTGTTTTGGTTAAAATAAATTATATGTCTTTTAGATATTGGATGTTCATTACCTTTTGAATCTCTAACCATATACAACCCTGATTTGGTTTTTCTTATAATGGTAAAGATTTCTTCATTTCTATAATTTCTCCAAGGTTGTGACATTCTTAGATCTCTCCCAAAATCAATTGTAGTTTCTTTTCCGATATATTCTTTACTCATCTTTGTTTTGGTTTAATTCTTCAATTATGTTGTCCAGACTCTTCTTCACTTTCACACCCGATCTTCTCTTAATTGACTGTGCTCTCTTCTCTTGAACCTCATTGAACTGTTCTCGGAGTTTATCTTCGGTTTTCTCTGCTATCTTGATCTCATACTGATAGACACTGTTGATGATGGTCATTTTACCATGCTCAAGAATGGCTAATATTTCACGTTTAGAGTTTTCAATCAAACGTTCCGAGGATAAAGGTGCACTAACCAATTGACTATCCTGCTCTTTGAGTAGTGTTAAAAATATGTTCACCCCTTTTTGTTCGATTGGGTCGGGAGAAGTGATTTCGCGTTTAGATGCGCGTTTTTTAACCTTATGTCGTAACCATCTTTGTTTTATTCTCATGTTAATCTAAGTTTAATCCATATGATTCGAGGATACCTCGTATCTCTTCTCTCAGCTTATCTGCAACCTCAACCTCTTCGGAAGATGCTTCCTCATTATGACTGATTATTGATGTGCCATACTTTGTTGTTGACCTTAATAACTGGTCTAAATCCCACATTGCAAGTTTCCATTTGTAACCATCTAAAGCATCTCTTGCTTCTTGTTGCTCTTCTATTCCATCAAATTCTAGAGTTATTTTCATTGTTCTTTCTTTTATACTTTAATATACGAAAAATATTTTAAGAATCCAAATCCTCTAACCCATCCATCAAAGTAACATCCCAATCAGACATATCATCATCTGTATGTGATTTTATAGCGTTAATTAAATCCTGTAATGGAAATCGTATAGGACCATATTCACCATCCGAACAATCAAATTCAACCATATCATCTTCTAGGGTTAAATATGTCTTACGACTCCAGGCAGCATTGCCTTTATACACTGTTGTTCGTTTCATTGTATTTTTTTATATGTAACTGATTTTACTTCCTGGAGTTTTTTTTGCTCATAATATTCAAGATAATCTTTTGCTGCCCTAATTGCCTCTTCTTCTGTGAGAATGTCTTTATATATGTCTTCCCATACAATCTGTGGGCGTTTAATCCAACCTCCTGTTATTTTAAGATTGGCTTGCTGAACACCATAACTTTTTTCTCCATTATTTAAAGTTGATATTTTAATTCTGAGCTCCATTTTATTTTTATTTATAAACAGTCGGTCCTTTATGTGGAATAAACTTTTTCATCATGAAAAATATGTTTTGATATTCTTTTAACCTATCTCTTAGTTCATTTGAATATTTATCTTTTTTGCTAATCACATAAACAAGAAAATTTAATTTCTCCTCGATAGTGATGTTTTGTAAAGATCTCGGTAGTTCTTTGTTAGGATCTTGCAAATGTTCAAGTATTTTAATACCATTTTCATACTTGTAATCTCGATTATGAAATGCCATTTTGTTAACTTCTTATAAAACGATTAGTAGTATATTCTTTACCTTCAACTGGTATCTTATCATACCATTCACTGTAGGGACGAGCGTGCCATCCTCCAAATGAAAGTGAACGATAAATTACAAGTTCTTCATTTGTTTCTGTATGATTACACATACAAACTATTTCATATTGGCCACCTTTATAATGTAGCCATCTTTCTCCTGGTTGTGGGTAGTGCATATTTTTCATCTTAAATATATTTTACAATTGTACAATAATCAACACTAAATTCACCATCTACCTCAACAAGATATTCACCAGATGGTAAGGTATCAATATAATAATATTTACCACCTGTAGTTTTACCTTTAATATCAATAGAATTCTGTACTGTATGTCCTACGATTTGGGTATACATTTTCTTTATATCTTCGTTTTTGTTTGCTCGTTGTAATGAGTTAGGTCGAATCCAAATTGGTGATTGTTCTTCATTGTTACCATACCCATCAACAAACCCCATATACCGGTCCACATAAGAGTTAAATGTAAACTCGTTTGGTTTGTATTTAAACAAGGCATTCAAAAACTCTGCTACATGAGATTCATCTCCATAATCATGTGTCCAATAACCAACATCTTTTAAAAACTTCGCACTTACACCAGCGTGTGTACACAATCTACGATTAATAGTTGTACCCAAAGAAACTGCCATTTGAAACATATCTTCGTTTTCTCTAAAGAATTGCTCAAACTGAAACATCATGGTAGGTTGGAATCCTGAAGTTCCTCCTCTATCTTTTACACCTGGCCAATAATGGATGTCGTGGTTGCCAATGAGCAGGTATACTTTTTTGGATGGGTCTAGTTCTTGAAATTTTTTAAACTCTACTATGTCTTGAGCATTACGGAGTTGGGTTAACCCTGCTAGATCATAAGAATCAAAATAGTCTCCTATGAAAACAATATTGTCGGCATCACCATGCTTTTCAACAATTTGTTTCCAAACATCAAGACCGTGAATATCTCCTATGTAAATGTTTTTAGACATATTTTCCTTTTCTTTTTATACTATAATATATAAAAAATATTTTAAATATCAAATGGGAAGATTAACTTTGTTTAAAAGTTGATTTGAAACGTGTGTATAAATCTCTGTTGTTTTGGAGGAGGAATGACCTGCAATTTTTTGGATAATTCTTAGATCTGTTCCATTTTCCAAAAGATTAGTAAAACTAGAATGTCTTAGAGTATGAATAGATGAGTTTGGATCAATATAACGTTTATACATTTTTTGACAACTCCCTACAGAATATTTTCTTCCCTTTTGACCATTGAATAAATACTCTTTTGGTTTATATTCTAAAAAATATTTTCTCAACATTTCTAGTACTGTTTGTGATAATGGTACTATTCTATCTTTTCTTCCTTTGGCATTTTTAATATGGATTAACATTCGCTTAGAATCAATATCTTCTATTTTAAGATTAACTATTTCGGAAACACGGAGTCCAACTGAAAATGTTAGGGTAAGGATTGTTTTGTGTTTTAAATTTTTGATTTTGTTAAGTTGGGATTTGATAAATTCGCTATCAATAACTCTAGGTAGTTTCTTTTCATTCCTGGGTCGTTCTACTTTGGATAGGTGTACATCTTTCTTATTCAGGACATATTTAGCAAATAATTTCAAACATCCAATATATTGATTTTGTTGAGAGGTGGATGTGAAGTTATATGATTCCAAAAACTTAACAATCTGATTTGTTGTAATTTGGTATGGGTCTTTTATGTTGTTATGTTGTAGAAAAGTCTTAAGATATGATTTATACACATCAATTGTTCGAGGTGAATAATTTTTGTATCTTAATTTTTCTGTAAAAATTTCAAGAATCTTCATTTGTAACTAGTTGATTTTTAATGAGTTAAATGTGGTTACATATATATAAGAGTTATAAAACATTAAGGTTTAACTTTCTTCAATGCTCTAATTTTTCGCTTACGTGTATTTGTGTAAGATTTAATTGCTTTTCTGTCTTCCACATCTAAGTGTTTTAACTTTTCCAAATGTGGTGCTTTATGTTTTATTTTCATAATATTAACGTTCTATAACAACAAATATAAAACATTGCTGTCGTGGTTTCTATATATTATACGTTTAATTTCAAATTTTATTACATTTATTTACATTCGTGTTGCAACGTTTTATATTTGCAAACGTTATGTGCAAGGCTACGGAAGGAATACCACATCAACTTTGTCGCCCTGTTTTATTCTACCTTCCATCTTTGAATATTGGTAAGGTAGTTTCAATTTCAAATAACCGTGATTGCTTTCTACTGTAAATCCACTTTCTTCAACTGTAAATTCAAGTGCGTTATTTCTTCTCAATCCATCTGTAATAATGGTTATTTGTTCAATAGCTTCTTGTTTTGTAATTTCGTGGCTACAAAGTTTTTCAATTATTTCTTTTACTTTCATCGTTTCAAATTAAATTTAGTGCTGATAAACCGCCCAGCACATAACAGCGGTTTGGCGCAATCACAATCATATTCGAGGTGCGCCAAGCCTCAAAACGTTAGGCACAATAACCCCAGAATAACCATCTATATATTTTAGGGTCACCTTGTTTCCACGTTATTCTATTGAGCCATACTGGTCTCCAATATTGATACCATGCTCTTGGTGCGTGTTTATGTATCCAAATTTTCATATTATAAATTACTGTGCCTAACAACGTATATAATGGATACGCCAATAAGCGGTTTTACATTTATTTAAATTTATCGGTGGCGTACCCATCATATACGCAGCCGTTAGTGGCAATGTAAAGACGACCATATCGCTGAACAGTAACCAACTTGAAAATAACAATCTGAAATAGCATTGTGAGCAGTCCCAACAGATTTAAAGTTGTTTTTTATTTCAGGATTGAAACTTACAAGTGTTCTAACACATCTTTCTTTTCTAAAATCCCACGGAATAGGAATACCAGCTTTATTATAAGCATTTTGTAAAATCCCACAATCAAATCTTGCTGAATTACCCCATATTTGATAATCCTTATTACAAAATTGTGAAAACTCTAAAAGTGCTTTTTGAATAGGTAAAACCATTCCTTCAGTCAAATCTTTTTTTGCTTGTTCATTTTGATTTATCCACCACATAATAGTTGAAGCATTTACGATTAAACCTAAATCCATACAGCTTTGTAAATCTACATTTACATAAAATTCTTTTCCAGTCTTACCTGTTTCAATATCAAATTCTAATGCCCCGATACTTACTATACTTGAAAAACTTTCGTTTCCCATAGTTTCAATATCTAACATTAAGTGACCAAATACACTGCCACTAACATCGGTTTTGCAAAACGGTGGGTTCTGTGCTAATTCTGTACTTTTGTTTTTCATTTTATCTTTAGTTTAAAATTGAACATTTGTTTTTCAAAATCCACCGCTTCGCAAAGCCGAGAACCGTTATATGAAATGTTATTTTAGATTTTGAGTTTAATCATTTTACAAATCATATCAAATTCATCCATAGTATTACATTCACCATTAAACTTAACAGAGTGATTTGGACTATCTTGATTAAATCCATTATCTGTTGTTATAAGTTTTACTGTGTATGTATTGAATGAATGATTTTTACTATCCATTTCATATTCAGTTTTTTTAGTTTTCACATATAGAAAAGCACCTTGTCCATCATCTTTCCATACATCACCTTTTTCAAATTTCATTTCGTTGTCAAACTCAAAACTGAATTTCCAACCCTTTTGTTCAAAATCTTCTTTTTTCATATATTCTTCTTTTATTTGTAAAATCTAAAATAACACATTCATATAACAAATGATAAACAACATTAAAACGATTGTTTATCATCGGACGTTAGCTGCAATTAAATTTTTTGCAGTTCGCTATTCAATTGGTTTCTAATTTCAATCCGTTCGGGCGTTTCATCTTCGGGGTAATATGTTACACCATTACAAGTGCTTCTGTATTTACCACCAAATCCAAGTTTTCCACAAAACCGCCACTCTCTACATCCATACTTATCATCGCAATGGTGGTATATAAAACTACTTCTATCTTCTTCATTTGCACCACCAATTGAAACCAAAAGGTCATACACTTTATTTGCTTTGTCTTTACTCAAATGTTTTGTTTCCATAATAAAGTTACGTTTGCTAACAAGGTATATATGCAATACCCTATTAAGGTTTATATTTAATTTATTACATTTTTTTCAGGTTGTCTATTTATATTTCACCATTAAAAATCCTACATACTGGGGGGATGTTGATCTAGCAGCAACTGTTTCTTGTACTTGATAACCTTTAGACAAGTACTTATACATATTTTTTGTTCCTACCACATAAACTGTATTTAAAGGTTTGACAGGAATTGTATATTCAATGTTAGTATTATTATTTCTCTTTTTTGCATCAGATTGAGAAACTGACAACATTGTGGAAAATATAATTCCACATATAAAGGCTAATGTTATATACTTAATGTTTTTCATATCAAATCTTTTTAAGTATTAAGCAGCCATTTGAATCGAGTTTAGGTCTATATTCTGGTCTTTCTTCTCCTTCTTTGGGCATATTTGCTGGGTAATATATTTTTTCTGTTTCAATTTCAACTCTTATTTCATTAACTTTATTTTTGTGTTCTAAAATATAATCAATGTTATTTAAAATGTTATTAACATAATCAGGTAGTGTTAAATCTTTTTCTTCTCTACTTTTTTTAGCAATTTCAAGCATAAGTTTTTTAACTTCATTTATAGTAAATACCTTATCTTTATTCAACTCCATTGCTTTGTTGAAGCCCCAAACAACCCCAGAATTTCTTGCCAACCAAGATTCTTCATCACCTTGATTAGGAAATCTTAAATCAGCATCTTCTTTAGCCAACTTCTCAACATCGACAACTCCAAATATCTCGTCACAGTTTTGTTTGGAGAGTTTTTGCTCAAATATTTCTTCATCAGGATTTAATGATGCTACAAGTGCTTCCGAATTATCAGTTCTTGAAACAAGGAAATAATTATAATCTCCTCTATGCTTTAATATTAGTTTTGCTTTCATTTTGAATAGGTTTCGTTGTAGTATTGTTCTGCATCTGCTCTTTCATCTTGATCATTCCATCCATTATTAGAATAAGCATCTATTATCTGTTGCTTTTCCAACTTCTTAGCATACATAATCATTGCTTCTGTTGGATGATAATTAACTTTTTTAAGCTCTTGTAATAACCACATTACTGCTGTTTGTTTCATTGTTTTTGTTGTTTAAAGGTTAATAATGTTTCCGTATGATGTTAGTCCTTTATCAAATCTTCCATCAAATACACATGCAGCATTAGAATAGATAGCATCTCTTGCTTCTTGTTGCTCTTCTATTCCATCAAATTCCATTGTTATCTTCATCTCTTTTTTGTCTTTATCCATAACTTTCTTTCTTTTATACTCTAAATATATGAAAAATATTTTAAGAATCCAAAATCTAATCCCAGAATCCTCTAATATCTTTTTCTATCATCTTCCATAGTATTCTATGTGCTCGATCTTGTTTTTCTTGTGACATTTTGAATAGTTCATCCTTTATCTGTGAGATTTCTTCTGCGTTATCCCATTTCTCATATTCAAATTGCATTTTAAACATTGTTGGTTTGGATTTATCTTCAATAAAGTTCACATCCAAAACATTCTCTCCATACATTTCTTTTAGTATTTCCTGGTATTCACAAGCATAATCATCTTCATAAACTTTATCCATCAACTTAATAATAGTGCGAATACGTTTTGCTGTATCCTTAGCGCACCGAGTGATTGCTTTATCCGATTCTAAAAATTCTGCTTGTTTTTGAAGTTGAAATTTGAATACCTCGATTGAATAGTGGTAGTCAAAATCATACTGTTTCCAGATGATTGGTAACCATCGGAATACGTTTCTTATCTGTTGAAATTTACGAGTAAACCAGTATTTTATTTTGGCCATATCTTTATTTTTGGTGTATTTGTATTTTTAACATAACCATAATCTTTCCTGATCCAATCTAGGAGTTTTCCATTAATTAGATATTCATTTTCTCTCCCATAAATGTTTGTCCTCCAAGAATTGTGGGAGTCTTCTAATGTCCATATAGGTCCTTCCCAAAATGTATCATATAAAAATACTCCTTTTGGATGAAAATTTATTTTATATCTTTTTCTAACCTTTTTTAATAACCTTGTTTTCATAACCATCCTTTTTGCTCTAAGTGTCTTAGAAAGTTTTTAAATTCTTTTAACCCGGTTGGGTCAAACATATCTCGTGCTTCTTTCATAGATTCTGGGTTATTCTCTAAAATACCCCTCATCCAAATAGGATTATCTACATCTTCTACAGTCCAATCATCTCTATCCGGGAGTCTTTTATCTGTAATTTGAATGGAAGGGTCTGGGTAGTGGTCTTGGAATGTTTCTGCTTCATCTCTTAAGATAACAAATGCCTCAAATGCCCAATCACCTGACTCATAGGTGCATGTGAGTGAATTTGTTACGGCTATCTCTTCTGCTTCTAAGTGATCTAGTGGATCATTGATAGAATCTTCTCTAACATACCATACTCCGTTTATTTCAATTCGGTCTTCAATATGCATGTTTAATCTAAATCTATTTTCCATAACTTTCTTTCTTTTATACTATAATATACGAAATCTTTTTTAAAAACCCAAACTTTTAGTTAACAAAAGCCCCTAAAAAGGGGCTCAAGTTATAGGTTATGAAAGTATATCTTAATTTAAAACTAATTGGTTTGCCATTCCAAATAATTCCTTGTTTAATTTAAAATCTTGTCTCATATCTCTAACATTCATAGTTAGATTTTCTTGAATGCGGTTAAATACTTTCCAAGCATCTGTTCCTTCATCCTCTATTCTATTTACTCTTAAAAGTTCATTTACATGATCTTCTTTAACTTCATTTCCAAAACGTAATTTTGCAGCATTGTATGCAAACTTCTTTATATCATCTATAGACATATTTGTGTTTCTCATACGATCAATTTCATCTGCTAAGATTATTGATTTATTATTTAATTCTGTAATGAGCTGAGGTAGTTTACTGTAGTTGATTTCGGTATGTTTAATCTTGGTATGTTCTGCTTTTTCCATTTTAACCAATCCATTAGAACAAACTAAACGAAAGGCACCTAAACTCATATCTAAAGGTTTTGCTCCACTGCAACTATTTTGAATAGTAATAGAGGCAAGCGCTTCGATTTTTCCATTGCTATTTTTAATATTAAAATCAGGATGTTGTAGTTGAGCATAGTTGAATCCTACTTTTCTGTTTGATAGTCTTGCTTCAGCTACACCTTTCAATTCCCAACCTTCACCTTGTAGTTGTTTTATAACATCTAGTGTATCAATATAAAAAGGTTTTTGTTTAATTTTTTGAACATTTTTAATATTGCTTGAATCTAGTGTGTTAGCGAATGCAATAGCTTTGTCGATGTTGTTGTCAACAGGAATAAATTTGTACTTCATAACGTTTGATTTTTGAACTTTCAGTTAATATACGAAAGGGAGATTGCTCTCCCTATTCCTTTTATTCTTCATTTTGATTGAAAGCATAGTGCACACCATCTCTATAGATCGAAAAGAATATTTTAAAATCTTTATCACAGTCTCGATTTTTCTCAAAATGTAATGTTCTCTCTAAACCATCTTTTGAACGTTCTACTTTACAATAGGATTCCATCATATGTTTTAATCTATTTGATCCTGCAAATTCCTCTGATTTGGTGAATTGTTGGATATTGATGAATGAAGTATAATATCCTTTTGTATTTTTTCCATTTTTAACTTCATCCTGAAGTTTCAAGAACCACGATTCGGCTTGTTTAGATGAACCTCCATTTTGATCCTTATACATATCTAATATCTCAGCAATTGAATCAATAGCAATCACGTCATACCCTAAATTAAAGACATGTTCAATTACTTCTTTAACATTGTCCATGTGATCTTTTAGAAACAATGTTTGGATACAACTGAATGCAGGCATTCTCTTACAATATTTGTAATGGCCAATTTTATCCATTTCTCCTTGCACTAGCAAACATTTCAAACCTTGCATTGTAAACTTTGAAAGCATATCCATTACTAGGGTAGATTTACCTGACCCCGGTCCACCTGCAATCATCATTGATGTACCTGGCATTAAACCACCTTCAGTAGATAATATAATATCTATTTCTGTGTTTGTTTTTAATGGAATAAACAGTGATTCGTTAAACTGTAATTCACTTCCTCTAAACAGTTTTACTGTTGAAAGATCAATTTCTTTTTTTACTTCCATTTTACTTGGTCTTCCTCTTCTTTTTGTAACTTGCATAACCTTTTACTTTTTCAAATTTATAACCTTAATATACGAAAAATTCTTTTAAAATCCAAATTAAACAATTATCTCCAATTGTTCATATCCAAATTACGTTGAAAATAAACGTATCCAGGAGTGTGATCGTAGTTTTCCTTGTCAAGTTTATCTTGTCTTTCCTTCATATAGTTTCCAAATACACTCAATCCTATTACTATTAACCATGCTTTCCACCAATGTTTGGGATGGAACATAAAGTAGAATAGTATGAAGATAAACGCTAAAAAACCTAACCCTCTTAAAAAATCTTTCATTTTAATTAAATTTAGTTGAAAACACAACAACCTCAAATGCCTCTTGTAGTTTTAGGTCTGGGTTTTTTATTTGCCACCTAACTAGATTGCAAAAGTCATTTATACCACCTTGTGGGGCTTTTTGTGTAACAACTCTTCTAGCGTTTTTTTCTGCTAAAGCAAGTTTATATAAATAATCTTGTGAATACATAACCTTAATTTTTTAATATACTTTAATATACGAAAGAAAATTTAAAAATCCAATTCCTCCCACTCAATATCTTCTATAGTCTCACAAAACATAAAATGGGTATTATCTCTTAAAACATGATCTGCCCCACACCAATCTCTAAATATTTTTACATTATCCATGTTTAAGAGATTATCTGAAATGTTGAATCTGGAGATTGGTAAAGTTCTTAAGATGAGGTAGGCTTTTCCACCGTGAATATATAACTGTTTCATTTTCTTTTAAAGATTTCATATAATATTGCTCCCAAACCACCAACAGCAACTACCCACATCCAAGTTTGAGTTAATATTTTTAACAGATCAATCATCCCTATCTTTTAGGTTTTTTATGTTCTGGAAGATTCCATAGATAAATGCGCCTATAAATATTAAAAGAGTTAATGGCCAAATAACAGCTATTATAAAACGTTCATACATTTTTAATTCACCTTTGGTTTTTGAATGAAGTACTTCTATAAAGATAAGAAATACCAACCCTATTAAACAATAATTTAAAACGCTATAACTAAACATAATATTTTTCTAAGTGAGTAAAATACGTTCCTTTTTTAATCATCTTAACCTGATTATCGTTTACAAGAGGTTTAGCATCCTCTAAGTTAGGAGAGAAGAAGGGATATCCTCCCTTCAACCCTGCAAATACCTCTGCATTTTCATTCAATAGGTAGAACTCGGGTTCTTTTTCCTCTTGATATTTTTTATTTAAAAGTCTTTTCATACTTAAAATCCATAGAATGGGTCAAAAGATAGATCCATACCTTTTTTAGGTTCCTTTTCTTCAACATCAAACTCTTTAGAGTCATCTTCATACCAATCATCTCTTTCCAAAGCCTCTATCAACTCATCCCCATCTTCATCTTTGTATTCAGGCAATAATCCAACACGTTCAATTAAATGCCAAACTCGATCTTTCCAAAGGTCCAACTTAACCCCTTCAATAATATCATCTCCTTTCATCCCATTTTCAGTTAACTCTGAAAGATGAACTAGGAGTTGTCCACTCAAATGGTCAAAAGCCTCAACATCTATGTTATCGCTTTTAAACATTTGTTTAAGATCAAGAAATTGGTTTGTGATTGGGAATTCTGTTTTTATCATAACTTTCATTTTTAAATATAGTAAAATATACGAAGGCCTCTTTAAGAGGCCAACTTTTTTATCTAAGAGTTTTTATGGTAGAACCATCATCATATACTTCAATGACAACTCCCCTATAACTTTCATCTATATCCTGTCCTAACATATTTGTTATTTTAACAAGATTTTTCTTTACTCTATTATCTATTGAGATAGGCCCATATGTTTTAGAATTTCCATCCATATCAACCTGAACTAGTTGGTAATAGTTGATTTGGTTTGGAAAAGATTTATCCACAAAGCTGTATTGTATCTTTTCTTGGCTATTCCCTGAGGCTTCGGTTATTGAGATAGGTGTAGATTCATCAAACACTCCATTAGAGGATCTTTTAAGCAAAAAGTGAGATGAATTGTGCTCTGAGGAAGTTTCCCATCTAATAATATTGAGGTTATCAACTGTAATCCCATTAAACATGATCAACTCAACGGGTAACCCTGATAGTTCAAAAAGTTCAATATTATCTATCCACCAATCTTCTCCATTTGCATTTGCTCTAACATATAAATCTACCGCTAAATTAGTGTTTCCTTGCGGTATAACTAATGATATATCTGACCATCCATCACCTGTATTGGTTCTATCTCCCCCCGCTGTTGGTGTATAAACTTGATTTACCCCATCCAATGTTTCTGAGATTACCCCATTTGTATTATAGTTCCATGTTGCATTATTGAACCCACGGATTCTCATTTCAGCCAAATATGAAAATCCTCCATCTGTTGAAACCTGAACTTCAACATAATCTCCAGTATCCATCCCACCTGATGCTGCTGCAGGATTTGATAGGCGTTGAGCTGCTAACCTAAACTTAAAAAGATGTGGTTTTGTTGGGTCTAACGGAACATTTGGTAAAACATACCAATCGTATTCGTAGGTGCTTGTTCCAAATCCAATTAATGCTGCCGATACTGTTGGAGAAACTGATATGTCTGTGTAGAATCCTGAGGAGTTATAGAGCCACCAGTCTCCAAACCAAGTAAAGTTTTCAATATAATCGTAGTAGATAGGGGTTTGTGAATTTGAGATACTACTCAAACTCAACATTAAGGTTGTTAATAACTTTTTCATTTGTATTTTGTTAGATTAATCTCCTGTCCATCCTCCTTTTGAAGGTCTTCCTCCAGGCTGTTCATAAGGGTTTATATTGGGGTTTTCTTTAAAGCCAAAATTGGTTTTAGGATATTTGATTTTTGGGAAGGTAACTTCAACTCCATTTCTCCTCAAAATTCCCATCATTTTTTCAAGGTAAGTTTCACTTGGTCTTCCATTTAAAATAAAAGAAACTACAACATCTTTACTTTGTTGTGGTTCAAACTCCTCATCTGGGATATCATTGATTGCTAAAGCATTAGCTATAATGTCTTTTCTTGGAATTAAAGGATAAGGTGATTCATTCAATGGTAAGGAAGTATCCTTTCTAAACACTAATTTTATATTCCCATTTGTGAGTTGAATTTTTAGAGTGGGACCACCATCATCCTCTATAACCTCGGCTCTTCCACCTTTCCATAGGATTGTTTCTCCTACCTCATAGGTGTTTTCTGATAGGGCTTTTTTAAGTTCCTCTCTAATGAGTTGTTTTAGTTGTGAGTGTTTCATTGCATTCTTTTTCTAAAAAATTCTCTCAATTCAGCTTCCTCTTGGTTAGGTAAAACATAGTCATAGTCATCCATGGACAATACTCTGCCTTCACTAGACATTTCAATAATATTATCTGCTAATGTATGAAGATCCATATCTGTTTTAGCATCCTCTCTTGCATATTCAAGTAGACGAATGAACAAAGGAACATCTAGTTTTATTACATCTTTTGGGTTTGACATATTTTTATTATAAATATTAAAGTTTTTCTTTCCATATATATCCATAAGCAGTTTTTTGTTTTCCTCTGATGCATGCTCTTATGTTGTCACTTCCTTTTTTATTAAATGATTCTTCTGCTGATGCTGCTGAGGGATATTGAGCAATGAAATTTCCTTGTTTATCGTACTGGGAGGCAGGGGTTGAGGTGGATTCAATGGATTTTTTTCTCATTTTATCTAACCAAGGTCTATTCTTTCCTATTTCTCTAAATTTTTGCTTGGATTCTTCAGTATGTATTGGAACCCCAGTTTTGGATTTTGAAATTTTCTTTTTAGTTTCTTCTTTCATTTTATAAGGAGGCCTAGAAGGTTTTTCTTTTTCTCTTTTCAGAGTAGCCTTACTTTTTTCTTCCCATAGGGGTTTTAATACTTTTAATCTTTTATTTTTATGTTCTTTACTTTGGGATATCCCTTTTTTAGCTTCACTCATTAGTTTTTTAGTTTGACTACTAAACAGAGAGTTTTGTTCTCCTAATTTACAATTCAATCCATCTTCTAAGGCATCATAGAACAAACCCCAATAAATTTCTCTCTCATTTAGTTTTTCAAGGGGACATATTTCAATAATTTCCCACACGTGGTTTTCTATACCATATTTTTCAAAAGATCTTTTTATTTTAGGCATACTAGCCTTATTTACTCCCCCAGATAGATACCATTTCCTCCTTCCATCTAGATTTTTACTTTGTCCTACATAAACTCTATTTGTTGGGGATGTCCATTTATATATTCCAACCATAATATTTTATTATAAATATTAGATTTTTCCACTCTCCATCACCCAGGAACGAACTTCTTTCAAATGCTTACAATTTCCTTTAGATCTTATAGCTCCAAAACAATCACAAAACAGAGTACCTTTCTTTGTATATCGAACGGTATATGTACCTCCTCCACTTGAGGATTCAAATTTCCATGTTTTTGGTTCCTCAACTATCTTTTCCTCTTTTTCCTGTTGAATATGTTTTTGAGATTTTACCTCTACAATATCAGAGAATTCAGTATCGGGATGACATTCAATTCCTGATGGGAAAATGTAGGTTTTGGTGCCTAGTTTTACAATTGCTGGAGGGGTATAATCGTGTTTTTCAACTTTATATTTAAAGGGTTTTACTAAACAGTGTCTAATCCCCTCATCTTTGATTTTGATTATTGGTTGACCACTCACAATTTCTTTATCCTCGGAATAGTCCATGTATATTCTCCAAACTTCGTAAAGCATAACCTTCTTTTTATAAACAAAATATACGAAAGGATTTTTTAAAATCCAAGTTAAGATATAGTAAGTGAGTAAGCTCCTGTTCCTCTTAACCTATAGGTACTTCCTGTAACAGCCAAATCGGGGGTGAAAACAAATGAAGATACTCCGGGTTGAACCACCACAGATGCTATATAGGATGAAGTAACCAAACTCATTGAACTTGATACAACGTATGTTCCTTCAAAATTCTTAACAGACCCACTATCATAAAACCCATAATAGTTTCTGTTGGTCTCCATTGTAAAATAGGATGATACTGAAGGGTTTGTGAAGGTGAAAGTTTGAGCTCCACTCAAATCCTCACCAATAGATCCTGTCCCATATAGTTGAGAAGAGGTATATGTTGCCATTTATTTTTTCTTTTCCTTTAAATATTCTAATGCTTTAACCACCTCCGAACATACCTCATACATTTCATATTTCTCTAAAATGGGAAGTTGGTTGGTTAAGGTTTCCTCAAAATCTTTTCTATCAATGGTAATATCATATATACTCCCATCCTCAATCACAGCCACACTAAAAACGTGTAAATGTCTTTTTCTACCCTTAAGGTTCTTCAAAATAGTTTCAACTAATGCTCCCGAAACTTCTCTATCTTGGTTATTGATCAAATCCTCAAATTCATCATTGTTGTTTACTGTAAGTTCCAAAGCCATGTTAAAATAATTTTAAAAAATCAGTATTTATTTGTTTTGATTTGAGCTTTTCATTCCTCTCATCATCTTTAAGCATCTTATCTGCTAACTTCTCTAAGTGTTTTTCTTTTTGCTTATCAAAGTCTTTAACAATCTTGGTATGCTTTTTATTTTTCATCAATTATAAATATTATACTTTTTTACTAACTAATGAATATGGATCATCATCTTCGTTATCATAGAACCCTAGTTCACGTAACCTAGCAATGTGATATTCATCCAACTGCATTTGGTCGTTTTGAATTTTCTGAGTTGTTTGGTGAGATTCTAATTTCTCAACATCTTTTTCAGAGAATATCTGGCCATAGTATAGAAAGTAACAATTATAGCATACAAGGGAAGCATTCCCATTTCCCCAATTTGTTGATTTTCCATCTTTAAAATGCAATATCAAGGGCACTTTATTATCCAAAACTCTCCTCTCATGAAACCCACACGAGTGGCATTCCTCTTTCCACAACCCCTCAACAACCATCCTATGTTTTAGTTTTTGAGGAGAAAAATGAGATGCATCTACCCTACCCTCTATTATATCAAGTAGAGGTGGTTCTTTTCTTTTATAATTCCCACCATTGGCGGCAAACTTTGGAATACCTTTCCCAGATTGGTTCTTATGTAGTTCAAACAAGGTTTTCCCCGTCTCCTCATCCACATATCTCTTCATCCAATCTTTCAAATGCCAATAAGAACAATTCAAGTAACGTGCTGCTGCACGTACCGATTTGGTCTTCTCCATAGCATCTATAATCTGTCCTTTGGTATAATCTTTTCTTCTAGGCATGCGTTATTCATCATCCTCTACAAACTCAATATCATTCCACGTATCCTCCTTTTCCCCATAAAGTCGCGTCTGTACGCGTTTAGGTTTCATATCAGAACAATCAACACACACTTTGGTGTTTGGCAATGCTTTAAGTCTTAAAGGGTTAATTTCATTTTTACATTTTACACAGTTCATATCATATATTTTTCCAATATGTATGTCATATTTTAATTTTTTTCAAAACCCTATACAATTGTTTTGGAGTGTTTATGATGTGTTCCTTCCCATCATTTAACCTTAAGGTCAAGTTTTTTCCCTTCTCTTTTTCAGGATAGGACAACACCCACCACATTATGATTTGCGCCTTAACCTGTCCATAATATTTATATATCAGCCCCTCTATAATATGGTGTAGTGGATCCTCATATAAGGTCAAATCAATTCCTACCTCCAATAGTTGTAGAGTTCTCTCATCCAGGGTAGTTATTGCCTCCAATAGGTTACAGAAGAACTCCTCCTCTTTTCTCTCCAAGGATTTGGGGTTCTCGGTGATTTGAACTCCCTCACCCATAAAATCGGTGATGCTTTTTAAAATCTTACCTTCTTCTTTTCTCAACATTAAACAGTTTTGTAAATTCTTCAATAGTTAATTTTTTAATTTTGGCGAACATTTGTGTTGCCTCTTGGTGTGTTTGAGCCAATGTAGAGCCTATGGGCTCTTGGTTTGGGTCGTTTTTACTATAAAAAATGTAAGTTTTCATCTTTATGGTTTTAATATACGAAAGAAAGTTTGAGTTTACAAGGGGTTTTTAATTTGAGGACTGTATATACGTATTAAGGTGGGGTGGGGTGGGTTAGGAAAGTTTTATGAGATCTTTTTGATATTCTGTTAGTGAGTTTATTGTTATTTTTAAATTTCCTAATTCAAATTCTCCTATTTCTCCACTATCTTTGATTATAGCATTTAGCTGTTGAATTATTTGAAAATCTTGTTGTGAGAATTTGTTTCCATCTATCTCTACTATTATATCCTTCCCCTCATTAAACCATGGTTCTAGAGCTTGTTTTAGTTGAGGGTTTGGGTTAACTAACTTATAGGTTTTTTTATAAACAGGTGATACAATGGGTTTCATCATATTAGTATGTTGAACATTTGTACCCCATTTTTTAATGAAAGCAATAGTTGATTTATCCATATCTTCCTTCCATTTTTTATGTCTTTGCTCATCTCCATCAAATGAACCTGCTCCTCTACCCGTAAAATGATAAACAAACCCACTCCATGTTTGGACAAATCCAAACCCAGCTAAATCCATCCTATTAAAAATATCAGAATCTTCTCTACAAGAGTGAAGGATTGGATCATGTCCACCTAGTATTTCCAAATATTCTTTTTTGTACATCATCCAAGGTGCAAATATACCTTCTGTGGTTGGGATTGTTGGGTTATATTCTTTAACATATTTGTTAAATTCATCCTCTTTAAATTCTTCAGGGTACACCCCAAAATCTTCTAATATTTTTTCTCCGTTATTTGGATGTAAAGGTGGTTCAATACGAGTTGCACATACTACTGTTTTTTCTTTCAAGTGTTTATACAACTCATAATCAGCATTTGGGGCCAAAATCATATCAGCATGGAATATCATGAATATGTCTGTGGTTGAATGTTCAATACAATAGTCATATGCTTTTCCAATTCCAAATAAACTTTTACCCAAATTTGGATTTACAAAGTACTTTAAATTATATTCATCTTTTACTTGTTCTAACCACTCTACCGTCCCATCTTCATCAGAATCAACGAATATTATAATTTCATGGTCTTTTCGGGATGCATTTTCTCTAATTGAGGGGATACAAGTTTTAAGGTATCTTAAGTTTGATTTACTTGGGATGCAAAAGGTTATTTGTTTCATAATGATTGGAGGGCTAAATTAAATATATGTTTAGTATCATTATTAATTTGAGTTAATTTTTCAGAATTATATTTAATATAATTTACATAAATGGGATTATTTAAATATTTTCTATTTTCTTGTATAGTGATACCCTTCATAATATATTGGGTAGCATTTAATTTTTTGGATGATTCTGCTATAAATGTATCTTCTAATCCATACCCTTTAACATCTGATGGGAATTGAATTTGGGATATTAATTTAGAACTTATAGTAGTAAACCAACCACCTGCAAACTTTATATTTTTATTTTGAATTAATTCAACTTCTTGATTGATTGCTTTTACTATAAAAGGATCAACTGCATTTACATCAGTCCCATCGTAAGGTAAATAACTTAAAGAATCCCATGATTGGTCCCAAAATTTATAAACTTGTGGGGATATAATGTATAAATCTTCTTTTACATGTTCAAGCGTTTCTTGTAAATAATAAAAAATATAATCATTAAATATTACATCTAGATCTAATAAAATAAATCCATCATATTGATCTGTTAATGTTTGTAAGTATACTCTTTGATCAACAATACCCCAATATTTGTCTGTGTGATTTATTTCAATTTTATTTTCATTAGTCCAATCAAATTTAGTTAGTATATGATTAAATTTATCTAAAATAAAATCTTTAGAAAGAATACTTTTATCCCAATCAATAATTTCAGTGTTAAGATTTAAAACAATATGAGTATCTATCAACATGTTATCTGAGGTATATTTAGATGCTACTTTTAATTGGGAAGCAATATTATCAAAATCATCTATTTCTCTAGGGAATATATGGAGTAAAAGAAGAAATTTTTTCATAATTTGATTAGTTTATTAATTAATTGTTGTTTTTTAAAAGGTGTAATTTCTAAATCATCATATGTTGATTGTTTGAAATCACAATATTCTTTACATATTTCTGAACCATGGAGTGAGGTAAGTTTATCTTTCCAAATGGTATTATGAGTTACCATAGCATGGATTTCTTCATTACTCCATTCAAATGTTTTTCCATCATAACCATTTGATATACCATTATCACCATATCCAACTACTATTACTTTATCAAATCCCATAAACCAAAGTAATTGAAATAAAATACCAGATACATTACCGCCAGGGATTAATTGGAGTGGATTAGTGCCATATCCAATAATACTTTCTGGGATGTCTGGGCTTAATGGGGGATAAGATTCACCTTGTTCATTTCTATATTCGATACAAAGGTGGGTGTTAGGTGTTGATTTGCAATATTCTTCTCCATGATGTTTGGGTAATTGACCTGTTGTAAATGAATAATTATAAATTGGAAATTCATTACAAGCAATAACTTTAATTAAGTTAGGATTTTGTTGTATAATTTCTTTTTTACCTTGTATCCAAATTGGTTCAGAATCATAATTAAATCCTGCTTGATTTCTAAGTAATTTCCCACCAGTAAATTTAAATAAACAAAATTCTTTATCTTCAAAGTATTCTCTTGCAATTGAATTATCAGCAGTAATATACATATCACAATTTGGATATGTTTTAATATTATGGTTTACAGTAATGGTAAAGTTATTAGAAATAATATCTTGGATGTCTTTAACTTGGTTAGTTGAAGGACCTCCTAAAATACAAAACGCCGTATGACCTTTTGCTATACCTTTCCAATTATCATTTATATAACTCATTTATTATTAGCTAATTTTTTAGATAATTCATTTATAAGATTATCATCATTAGTAATTCTCTTAAATACTTCTCTTGTTTCTTCAGGAGCATGAGTGAATGCTATACGTAAAATGTCCATCCAATTTACATTGTTTTTACCTCTTACTTTCTGGATTTCATCAATAATTTCTAAATCAGTCATATTATTGTTGTTTAATGTATTTTATTTCATCTAATTGATTGAATCCATTCTTTTGGACCATTTTAATTGAAGCTATATTTTCAGGTTTAATTTCAGCTATAAAATTACCTGTTTTATCTTTTAAAAATAATTCAAGAATTTTAGTTCCATAACCATTTCCCCTTTGATTGGGAGCAATACTCCATGATAAAATATATTTGTTAGTTGCTACATTATCTGATCTAATAGATCCTACAGGAATGTTATTATCTTCTAGGATATAAATTTCTCTATATGGATTGAGTAAACTATCGTTGAACCATAATTTATGAGTTTGTTCAGATACTTCTCCTGTTTCAAATGAATTTTCTCTAGTTGTAGGATCATTTCTCCAATCTAGGAGAATTTTCCAATCGTTATGTGTTGATTTTCTTAATTGCATATAAAATCGTCTTCATTATAATCTCTATCTGCTGTTTTACCTAAAGTAAATTCAAAATGTTTTGCAGGTATATTTCCTTCTAAAAATGGTCGTTTAGTTGTAATATTATCCTCAGTTAATATATCCCCTTTCTTAATATCAGTTTTAGCTACTACTGAACGCATTGCTTGTTTGAATGATTGTTCTGATTCGGAGTATTGGTTAAGTTGGGGAGTAATGGTTAATTCTGCTTGTTTAATTAAATCAATCATTTCTTTTAATTGATTAGGTTCCAAAGCAAATGGATGATCAGGGCCTGGTAAATGTCTGCTTAGAGTAAAATGTTTTTCAATTACTGTTGCTCCCATAGCTACAGCTAAAGCAGGAGTTAAAGTAGACATAGTATGATCTGAGAATCCGGTTTTATATCTAGAGTCTAAAGATAATGATTGAACTATTTTTAATCCAGCATCTTGCATTGGGGTAGGATAAGCATTATTACAATGCATTAAAGTTAAATCATTTCCGTATTTGTCTGCTATTTCAAATATTTTACCTAAGTAATTCATTTCAAACCCAATACCTAAAGAAATAACTAAAGGTAATTTAGCTGAGGCAACCATATCAACAAATCTGAAGTCGGTTGATTCGAATCCTGCTATTTTGAGACGTTTAACACCTAGGGCAACTAATTCATCAACTGCTTTTTCATCAAATGGTGTTGACATAAATTCAATACCTTTTTCATCACAGTATTGTTTTAAATCTTTTTGCCATTCACGTGGTAAGGCAATATCATCAATTAGTTTATTAATATCTTTATAACCAGCAAAATCAGGAGTGTTTTTACTATATAAAGTATTTGATGAATATGTTTGAAATTTACAAGCAGATGCTCCAGCTTCTAAAGCAACATCAATTAATGATAGTGCTTGTTTAAAATTTTTATTATGATTAGCTCCTGCTTCTGCTATTACAAATGTGTTCATATTAAATATTTTAATAACTTATTTGCTTCTTCAAAACTATTTATACAATGTGCATTATTTTTAACGCAATTAACAAAATACTTTATTTCTTCAACATACATATCATTTTTTATTTCAAAATGTACTCTACGTAATATATCCCCTTCTAAAATATCAAAATAACGATGGTATTCTTCTGAAAGATAGTTTAAAGTAAAATCAGCTATAGTTCCATTTTGAAACTCTATTCTACCAATAACTAAATCTTCAGTATCATTTGTTATATTTGTTAACTTATTTTTAATATACGAAATATTTTTTATATCTCCAAATTTAGAATAAAGATAATCCAATTCATGTATAACATCTAAAAGTACTCCACCTCCCAAATGCTTATTAGCACTATACGATTTTAAGTGATCAGTTTGTGATCTCCATTTTTTTAAATCATACCCAAAGTAAACGTTAATATATTTTGAATTTGGATTAATTGATTTTACTTCGTCTGTAAATCGTAGATTACATCCCACCATTGTGGTTAAATCTTTTTTTTTAATTATATTTAATAATTCTTCAACCCCTTCATTTGACGAATAGAATGGTTTTTCACAAAATATAGGGATATTATATTGAGCTAACTTAATACAATGTTCTATATGTTTTATATTTGGAGAACAAACAAAACCTAAATCAAAACCTTCTTGCAATATATCATCTATATTATCAATTTCATCTATATCAACTATTTTAGTTTGGATTCCTAGATTATTCAAATTAGTAGAATGTCTTTTTCCAATTGAGCCTCCTCCTATTATAATTGCTTTCATTTGTTTAAGTATAATTTTTCTGCTACTTCAAATTGCCAAGGCCAATCAATATCAAAACATTCAATTTCTTCCATTACAAAGAAATTAGGATTGCCTGGTTCTTTAAAAGTTCCCATATAAATTCCGTTTGCAATATCTTCTGTAGATCCCGCGTACAATGAATGGGCTGCTTCATAACAGGTTTCAACAAACTTAGTCTCTAATGTAGCTAAGTATTTATCTTCTCCAAAGAAACGATTTAACATTTTACCTTCATTATCAAATAAAAATGTTTTTTTCTCAAATACTCCAAATAAACCATTTGAATCTACCTCTAAAAATTGCTTAACAAAATTATCTATTGTTTCTACTTTTAATAGTGGGTTACAAGCATTAATGATTACAAAGTGTTTGAATGGAAGTTTATCATGCCATTCTAGGGCTTTTTGTAATGTAACGGGTTCTTGAGTTGATTCCTCACTTCGAACAAAATAATTTACATTATGTTTTCTAGCAATTTCAATCAATTCATCATCCATAACTGAAAGATAAAAGTTATCTTTTGGGATGATTGATGATTGGAGTACTTTCTCAATTGTTATTTCAAATAAACTTGAGTGAGCAAATGGTCTAAGCATTTTATTTGGAACACGGGTTGATTGTGTTCGAGCTTGAATTATAAAAACGGTGTCTTTAATGTTTTTCATTAGCTATTTTTTCTAAAGATTGCAGTACCACGTTTACCTTCTAATGCAGAATCAATATTATTTATATTTTTACTCACAAACTCAAAAGCTTTATCAGCAGCATCAATTGTTTTTTGAATATCTTTCTTCGTATGTGAAAAATTGATATAAATAACATTCGGAAATAATATATTTTGTTTTACCATTTCTTGATAAAATAAATATTTTAACCCATCTGCATCTTCATACGTTTCTGGGTTAAATGTTAGGTTATGTCTTGGGGCATCTCCAGCAAATATTACATCTAAATTATGTTTTTTGGCTGCATTTTTAATACCAACATCCAACATATTTCCAAGTTCCCAAATATGATTATAATCTTTAGTTTGTAATTCTTTAACAGTAGCAATAGCAGCTGCTATAGATAATGCTTCACCACCAAATGTCATTGAGAAGAAAGCATGATTCAATTCATTCATGTATTCTGCTTTACCAGCAATAATACCTAAAGGCATCCCGTTAGCTACTGCTTTTCCCATACAACATAAATCAGGGGTAACTCCAAAATATTCTTGAGCCCCACCTAAACTCCATCTAAACCCAGTTACTACTTCATCAAAAATAAGTACGGCTTTATATTTAGTACATAATTTTCTAACACCTTCTAAAAATCCTGGTTTAGGGGTGGTTAAGGCTTGGGGTTCAATAATAACACCCGCAACGTCTCCTTTTTCAAGTAATTTCTCTAAACTTTCAAGATTATTATATTCGAATTCACCAATTAATTCTTTTAAACAAGATGGTACTCCATATGGTCTCATTGAAATAGCATGCCAATCTCCCCAACCATGATAACCACCTGCTGGTTTAAGGATTTTTTCTTTACCAGTATATGAGCGAGCAATTCGAACAGCAGCCAAATCAGCATCAGTACCATTCTTACAGAATCTAACTTGTTCAGCACAAGGGACTACATCTGAAATTAATTGGGCTAATTCTTGTTCTAATAATGTAGGCCAAGAAAATATGATTCCATCTTTAAGTTGTTTTTTAATGGCTTTATTTGTTGATTTGTGATTATATCCTAAAATAATAGGACCTAAAGCACACATGTAATCAAGATACTTTTTTCCATCTAAACCATACAAATAAGCTCCTTTTCCTGATTTTACAAATTTAGGATAAACCCCATCAACAAATTGATCAGGACATTTACTCATCGTTTGAGTACCTCTAGGCATTAACCTAAGAGCATTCCCCCAGAGTTCTTCTTCATTGATTTTTTTTCTAGTTAGCATCTTGTAATCCTTTTTCAATTAATTTAATTAAATATTCTTTATCATGATTTAAGAAAATCCCTGAGTTGAACTCAGGGCCATCATATTTTTTAAGGGGATATTCTTTATTTGTAAATTGTGGGATAACACAAAGTAATCTATTACAATGCTCTGTTGTAAACCCATCTAAAAATTTAGATTCGTATGTAAAAGGTAATTCTGTTTTAGCAATCATATCTTCATGAAATTTTTCCCCGGGTCTCATTCCAACAACTTTATATTTAATTTTTTTATCTAATTTAAGAGATAATGATTGAATAATAGTTTCCATATCAAATGAATCAAAATAAGGAATAAATACCTCTCCTCCAATACTGTTGATTAATGAAGATAAAACCGTGTTAACTGCATCTTCTAATGTAAATAAAAATCTGGTGCAATCTAATGATGTAACATTAATGTTTTTATCTTGAGATAATAAATCCACCCATAATGGAATAAATGAACCTCTACTTGCAATTACATTTCCGTATCGTACTGAACTAAAAATGGTGTGGTTTGAATTATGATCAAAATTGGAGAATAAACGTTCAGCGGTAAATTTAGATGCTCCATAGACATTAATAGGAATACATGCTTTATCTGTTGATACTAAAATACATTTATCAACCATAGCTTCTAAACAAGCATTAGCTACATTAATAGAACCTTGAATATTTGTTTTAACACATTCTTCAGGGTAATATTCCATATCATCAATTCGTTTTAAAGCCGCAGTATGGATAACATAATTTGGTTTATATAAACGTAATGTTTTAGATAATTGTTCATAATCCCTTATATCGCCAATTACTCGAATAATTGATTTGTCTTGACCGAAATATAATGCTTGTTTACCTTCGTCTCTACTGTATACAATTATTTTACAATTGTATTTTTTTAATTTTTGGATAATAGCTCTACCTAAAGAACCAGTACCTCCTGTAATCAAAATTGTTTTGTTGTTAAAATTATCAGCCATGTTAATTGTATATGTTTATTAAATAATTTGCTATTCTTTGGGATGCATTACCATCATTGAATTCATCATATAATTCTAGCAATGCCGTATTGTCATATTCGAATTTTTGATTTAAATCTACGACATCTTCATACGGTTTCAAAATATTTTTAAATTTACTCATAAACAAATCGTATCTATCTTTAAATTTTTCTATTCTATGTTCTCCTATTTTTTCTACAAATTCATCCCATGAATTAACATTCATTAATGGAGCCCAAAAATTATATTCATTTCCCTTAAAATTTTCTAAATCCATATCAAACATAACTCCACTATCATCTGAGTCAACATAATATACTGTTTTATTGAAGTATAATGGATAGTACATAACTGATGTAATAACCCCAATATGAATATCTCCTAATTGGGAGAATGAATACATTTCATTTTCATCTCTAATTAGTCTAAATTGTGGAGATGGGGTGAGATTATTTTCTGTAAAATCACTAGGAAAATCTGTAAATTCTTTTGGGTGTGGTTTATAGAATAAATGATGAGTTGAACCATATTTACTTTCTAATTCTTTGGAAATATTAATAATGTTTGGTCTAATATTATCTTCCATTGAACCATATAAAACTATTACTGGTTTGGTTAGGTTATATTTCTGTTGAATGGTTTCTGTTGGGACATTTTTTAAAATGTCAAATTTAGGGATACCTGTTACAATAGATTTTCTTTTAATCCAACCCGCTTCAAGTTTAGATTGATATGTCCATGTACTATGATCAAAGAAAACATCAATCATATTTGTTGGAAATTTCATTCTACTTAAAATTTCTAATCTAGTTTTTATATTATTATAAAGCCAAGATGAATTTTCTAAATTACATACTATAGCCCCAATTTGTTTAAATTCTATTATTATATTTGTTTCAGGTAACCATGATTCTCTAGTAATTAAAACTATGTCTGGTTTGAATGGGAGTAGAAATCCAACTGATTTAGATTCAAAATTAGGGTAAGTAAAGTAATCTATATTTGATTCATATCCAAATTGACCATCTGTAGGGTAAACAAAAATATAGTCACAATCTCTTTGTGATAGTTCATTAACCACATTCTTTACTTCAATATATCCTCTATTATCAGAAGCATATATTAATATTTTTTTTCTCATGTTTAAAATTGTTTGATCATTCCATATTGATCAAATTGAGGCATTTTTCCCCATTTTGATAACCATTTTTGAGCATTGTCTGCTTCTGCTTTTCTTTGACGATCTGAAGATCGACCGTTATTTTCTTCTAATCTATGGCTTCCTCTAGCTCCAAAATGCCATACTATTGAAGATGAAGGTAGGATAAAACGAACACTATGTTGTAACATTCTTAAAAATAAATCATGGTCATCCCAAGATGTAGGAGCAAATAATGGATCATTTCCTCCAACTTCATCCCATAATGATTTTTTAACTAACCCGGAAACACCTTCACCTTTAGGAATTTCATAACCTTCATTCATTTGTTTAAATTCTTCTACCCAATTCTCAAATGAAGCACTATCAAAATCATGATAGTATGCTCCAAACATATCCAATGGAATTAAAGATGTTCCATATCTATCTGGGGAGTTAAATATGTTAGGTTCTATTCTATATGAATTCACCCATAATTTTTCATTTGGGTACTTTTCATGGATATCTAATAATGCTTTATCCCAATCTTTAGTTACATAAAAATCAGAATGTAAAAAGTTAATAAACTCTGTTTTTACTTTATCTGCACAAAAGTTCATCCCACCCCCAATCCCTAGAGGTACATCATTTTTATCTATATAATATTCTAGGTTATACTTATCTTGATTTTCCTTTAACCACTCATCAGTCCCATCTGTGCAATTTTCAGCATGGATAATAAAAGGAGCATCTTTAAAATAACTATTTTTTCTAACAGATTTAATAGCCAGTTTTAAATATGGAAGATTATTATAAGTAGATATACAAAATGTCAATGGGTTCATCATTTCTTCTGTAATTTAACAAATTCTCTAACTTTAGCTCCTAACTCTTGATCATTTGGGTATGAGTTAGTTAAACTTGTGATAATATCAAGTTTTAGTTTTAAGTCTAAATATTTAACCTTATTGTTAAAGTTATCTTTTTCTAAGCCAGTATACACCTCGTTACTCATATCGTCTCGTAAAACTTGTTTTGTTTTTCTTGTCTTTCTATTTGTTTTGGATGAAATAAAGACATCTCTAAAGCCTCAGGAAATTTTGTCCACGTTTTAAATCCTGTTATTTTTTCATGCACTTTACCTTCCCATTTAATTGCAGGATCATTTCGATAAAGTCTCATTTGATAATCGGGCCAATTCACCCATCCATGTTCATTTACTCTCCAGCCCCATTTTTGAACGTGTGCGTCGGTTAAGCCTTCAACTGTGTTGACTCTAGGTACCATACAAACATCAAAATCATTTGACTCTATAATGTTATGAAGGTTTTCTATTAAGAATTCATTTGGAATCTCATCTGCATCTATTTGAAAGATGTAGTCGCCTGAGCAATGTTTGGTTAGGTTGTTTTTAAATTGAGCGAAGTCTTTGTCAAGCTCATGAATTAAAAAAGTAATATTATCCTTTATTCCATCACTTGTAAGATAGGTATAAACACCATTATCTAGTTGACCTCCATTATCTTGTTGCACAACAATCTCATCTTCCTCTCGTTTATGTTTGAGGATGAATGGAATCAAACGTTTGATTTCCTCTATTTCGTTACAGACTGTTATTGCGTAAGAGATTTTCATTTTAATACGTGTCTTTTAAGATTATTCAATAGAGCTTGAAGATCAGCAAAGTTCGTGTATCTAACAGCCGGATCCGTGTCAAAAAACTCAACAAACCATTCACCATTTTTAACCTCATCGTTAGCACTTGAGATAAAGCTTAGTCCGTTTGCTATATCTAATGTATAGTAATAGAAATCATTATCTGGGGAGGTTTGTTTTTCAAAACCTAGAAGTTGTATTTCTTTTTTTGTCATTTTAATAGATTTTGTTCTAAAAGTTGTTCTCGTTTATAGTTTAATTTGCTTCTTAAGTGGTCAGCTTGCCACAAATATTCATCTGCATTAAAATGATTTTGATTTTTAAAGTTTTGAATACATTTCATTGCAGGGAAAGTTTGTTGATAGGTTTGACAAGAATCAATAACTTTCTCTAACCATACTAAAACGTCTGCGGGATGTTTGCTTCTCATAACTTTTAATTTGATAAATTATACGAAAGCCTCTTTAAGAGGCCAACGTTTTTTTATCCTTCTAAAGCTCCAATATAGTCCAAAGCCGCTACATACTCATACTCTTCAAACAACTTCATAGTGTTCATATCAGTTTTGTAAGAAGTTTTTAAAGTGGAGTTTGACTGTTCTTCTTCTGTTACAGGGCGTGATTTAACAGAGGCCCACTTCCAATTTGAACCATTTGATCCATAGGGAAACACCATGCCTTTCCCTTCAGCATTAACGGTTTGTGGTATCCATGTTAATCCAGTTTCAGGATCTTTCCATGCTAGGTCCTTATAGAGTTCGGGAAGGGTTTCTGTTTGTTGTTGGTAGAATTCTTCTCCTTCTTTCATTAAACTATTTGTCCAAAAACCGCAAGATAAACTCATATAGGTTGTAATTTCAGGGGTATTTTGGATTTTATAGCATAAAGATCCTTGAGATTTTGGGCATTTGATTATTTCGTCGTGTTGCATATTTTTTTATTTTAATATATTAATTATTTTTTATATTTCCAAATATATCCAAAAGCTGTTTTTTGTTTTCCTTGACAACAGGCTGTTATATCTCCTTGTCTGTTTGGTTTCTCTAAATATAAACATGCTTCTGTTATACTTTGGAAATCTTTAATATGATTTCCTTGTTTGTCATATTGGGTAACTGGTTTATTACCTTTATTTTTCATTAAATATGACATTTTATCTTTAGTTTCCTGTGTTTTTGGAGGTTTGTTGTTGAAAGGAATATATAGATTTTTTTCTATAAGGTATTTTTTAATAGTGGAGAAAGTAACATTTAATGTATTGGCTATCTCTTGAATGTTTTTAGTTTCATATAATTCTTCTATCTTACCTTCAGGGATATTTTTTAATTTGTAGGCATTTCCAATTTTATTTTGGGTTATCTTTTTACAGGTTTCCTCAGATAAAGGTTTTCCCTTTCTCCAAATAGATATCTTTTGCTTTGTTTCTTCGGAATGGTTAAATCCAGATACACCTTCTCCACCATCTGTTAAATTACATAAATTTTTTCTCCCTATTTCCAATATAATTTTCTTTTCAAGATCCAAACATTCTTGTTCATCTTTTGATTCAAAAACAATTTCAATATCAAATACTCCATTCAATTTTTTTATTTTATTGGTCAATTTTTTATTTTTGTTGTGAACCCAATAGTTTAAATGATAATTGATTCTATCATAAGTTTCAGTTCGTTTTCCTTTTCCAACATAAAAAATAACCCCATTTGAAAGTAATCTATAAACATAAAAAATTTCCATATATCGTTTTATTATAAATATATGGAAACTTTAAATTTTACCCATTTTGGGGTTCAACTTTACTCAATTTGGGGAGTTGAATGCGTTTGAGGGAGGGCAATTGCAATTGAACTTGTTTTGGGAATTCTGGGATTTTATTGTCGAGTATTTCTCCAAGTTTTTCTTTCATTTTTTCAAAGGAGAAGTTTGTACGTGATTTATATCCTTGACGTTTCCCTTTATCTACATAGTTTTTATAGTTTTCAAAAACATCTTTCAAGTATTGACCTACATGACCTGTATCAACGCTAAACCATTCTGCTTCTTGGAGAAGCATATTGTTTGCTGCAGATGGATGAACTTTTGTCATATTTCCTGGGAGTAGAGTTGTGAATTCGGGGTCTAGGAAATCTGTATGGCCACTCCAATTTGTTGTGATGATTGGTTTGTTTGTTAAGCTGAATTCAAGTAGAGGTCTACCAAATCCTTCCCCTTTAGTTAGGTTAACCATTGCTTTAACTTTGGAGTGATTGTAGATGGAGTTCATTTCCTCATCTGTAAAATCTCCATGTAAAAGATACACATTGGGTAGTTTAGTTGCTTTTACTGTTGATTTGATTGCTCTAATTCTTTTTAACAATTCATCACGATCCATATATGATGTTGAGACTGTTGAGGTTTTTAAAATGAGAGCAGGTGCTTTAGATTTGTTTTTGAATGTTTCAAAAAATGCTTTGATAAGCAACCCAACATTTTTTCTATCCTCACCCATTTGTCCTTGCATCCAATGTCCTACAAAAAGATATGCAAAATCTTCTTTAACATTAAAATCTACTTTACAAGGTGAATTATCAGGTTTATAAACTTCTGTATTTGCTCCTTCAAACAATATTTCACTATCTCCTGTCCACTCAATATACCCAACAACTTGTTGTGTTCTTTGATCTCGTTTTTCAAATTTAGAATTTTTCAAAACATCAATTGTATGTTTTGAGGATCCAAGTACTAGATTCATTCTTTGACAACCTTCAACCCACTCTGCAGGAGCAATTGTGGTTTCAATTCCTGCTGTAATTAAACAATTCCATTTTCCAACTTGCTGGGCTTCTGAAGGGATGGTGATCCAAAACATAATGTCGGGTTGGGATGATAGTTGGGGGGTGAAGTACTCCTCTAAAAATTTCCATTCTGGGTTTTCATTTATGAAATTCATAGAGGTATTTCCCCACCTACAAGGGATAATTTTAATATCCCATTCATCTTTTTTTAACTCAATAATAGCTTTAGCTATATCTCTACTTCGAGCTCCGTAACCTGAAAAGGTTTGTACTGGGGCGTATATTGCGCATGTTGTTTTATTCATGGATTTCTATTTTGTTATTGTAATGTATGATGATAAATTTACATTTCAAAGCTTTTATAATTTTTTCTTGTCTTTTCTTGTCTTTTTTATTTTGTTTGGGGAGGGAGTGATGTTTTTCATAATATTCTATAACCACATTTCTTTCAATATCATACCCATCAACCCAATAACCTAATTGTTTTATTCTAAATTCCCCTCCGTTTAACGCATGTTGAAAGCTATATCCATTTTCTTTTCCATATTGTTCTATTATTTCACAAGCTTTAGGATTAAATTTAGGTTTCCATATTTTATTTTTAAAATAATATTCTTTTTGGCAATCCCTATTACAAAAATGGTGGGAATCTAATCTATGTTTTTGACTTTCTATTAGATTGTTACATTCTAGACATTGGATAGTTAATTTTTGGTGAGATTCCCATATATAAGATGTATCCCTACCTTTTAGTTTTTTAGATATTTTTTCTCCTCTAGAAGTGTTATTTTTTATAGAGGGATGGTTCAACATCTTTTTTGAAATAGCATCCTTGACATGTTGGCTTCTCTTTTTACCCTTATTTTTTAAACCTGTGTTTTGTCTAGAGCAATAACTACATATTTTATTTCCTTTTTTACTTTTTAAGTAACTATACTTGTCTTTATAAGTTATTAATTTTTGACATTTAGGGCAATTTTTCTCCCATTTTTCTTCTTTCATCTTTAATATTTTTTAAAATTAAATTTTCTACAAATTTTTGAAGTTTTAATCCATTATCGTCACAATATTTTTTTAATTGTGTATGAACTTCTTCTTTGATGATTATAGACTTTTTCATTTTATTATAAATATTAAAGGGGTATACCAAAGTATACCTTTTTATATTACTCTTTTATTAATTATTTATTGGGGAGGTTGCTGCTTTAACTGCCCACATTGCTGCTTCTTCATAGCTGGTTTGGGCTAGGGATGCTAAACGGGCATCTTGTTTTTTTAAAGCTTCACATATATCTATCAATTCAGCTGTTTTTATTTTTAACTCAGTCACTAAATTGTCATTTTTTACATTAAATGAAACGCGAACTCTTTGTTCTCCAATTGTGTTTTCTTGATTTTCCATGTTTAATCTATGTTTATATTAATTTTATCTTGGTCTCCATTTGGTTTTGAATATATAACGAGTTGAGGGGTTAATTGAAATTCTTGTCCTTTTAGCATGTCTACATATTTTTGCCCTTGTCCTGGTTTGAGATACCCTATAGTAGTATGGGGATGGTAATCAGGGAAATTTGTTGTGTGAGGGTATTGGGTTAATTCTTTATTTATTTCATGAAGATTATCTCCAACAACATCAAATTTTAAAACATCATATTGCTCATTTTTAAATAAAGAAACATTATGAAGTTTACAAGTATAAAATGTATATTTATCTGTTACTTTTTCTACATCTTCAGTAGTCACTTCAGGATGAAGACCATATAAAAGAGTACAATGAGGTTCATCTTCTAACCCAAATGTTCTATCTCCTTCTTCATAATATATATCTTCAGGGTCAATAACATCATGTATTTTATTCATTTCAGGAAAATTGAAATATACCATAGCACAACCAAACTCATATATTTGGTCTGATCCTTCTTGAAGGAGGGGGTTATTGTTAAGGTATTCTTTTAAGTTAAAATCGTCTGCCATTTTTTAATATAATAATTCGTGTGAAACATATTCATCTTGGGTCTCATTGGCATTGATGAATTCAAATTTTACTCGTGGTGTCCACGTTTCAAAAAGTTTATCTAGCGCGTTTATTACACGAACCCCCATCAACTCACCTGTGAAACCTGCCTCATCAGACAATGCCCATTCTCTACCGGCTTTACCTAACTCTTTACGTTCTTCTCTACTCATATTGTATAGCTCAACCAAATGTTCAGTTGCATCTTCAGGTTTACATCTGTCATCCCAAATATAAGGTGTTTTAGGTGAGCCTTGTAACGAACGGTTAGTTGGATATACTGGGAAGGCCCACCTACCATGTCTCAGGTATTTACCTGTATGATTAGAAGGTACTTCAGGGGTTGGTGTGTACCACTCTCCATTTTCATCTTCAAAACGCATTTGATCTTGCATTCCACCTGTTACATTTGCTATAATGGGTGTACCTGCTAAAATAGCCTCTGTTAAGGTAAGACCCCAACCTTCATTTGATGTTAACAAGATTTGTGCATCTGCTATATTATATAGCATGTTTAGTTCTTGTTGTGGAAGTTTGGATTGAGAGAAATAGATAGCATTTGGATAGTCTTTAAACAATACTTTTCTAACTGCCTCTAAATCTGTCCCATGTTCACTTACTACTTCTGTGTGAAGAATAAAAGCACATTTTTCTGCTTCTTCTTTTGGCAAACGATCTAGAAAATATCTCCAAGCCAACATTGCATCTGGAATTTGTTTTCTTCGGATGTTTCTAGAATTAAAAAATAGTATAAAGTTTTTTTCTTCTCCTGCAAACACATTCTTTTTAAAAGAAACCATAGATGGATCATTGTCAGGGATAGGGTAGTATAGTTTTTCGTTCAGACCATGTGGAACATATTCTAGGATTTTACCTTTTGCTTTATCCCCTAAAACTAGCTCATTGATGAGTTTTGTTTGTTTTGAAATCGCTAACAACGCATCACAAGCCTCATAGTATGGTTTGTTATACATTGGAGTTGGAAAATCATCCCAAATGTTAAGATAGATAATTGGGGTTGTTTTACGGATTTCTGCCTCCATAGCAAACAACCATTCAAAGTATCTTGGATCTGTGATGATCATGATAGCATCTGGTTTTTCTACTTGGATAAACTGACGAAGTAGGTCAGGAGTGCCATATCCATCTACAGGATAGAGAAAAACAGATGAATCATCTATCCCAGCATTTTTATTGGTGTCTGCTGAAATGTCAAAACGTTTTCCTTTTTCAGGGTGTTGTATTGCTCCTGCTATGTTTACCCAATTAAAGTGCTGAGCAGTGTTGATGACAATCTCACGAGCAACTGTTGCTACACCTGAATGTACTCGAATATCATCACAGATTAGCAAGATTTTTTTCCTCTCATTTTGAGGGAGATAACCGAATTTTTCTTTCATTTAAAAACTTTTATTGGTAATGTAAAAAACTAATTTGAATATTCCAAGTTAAACTTTATGACCATGAACTTTCTTTCTAAAATCCTCATCTTTCATATAAAGATCTATAGCACGTTCTGCTAGTTTTTGAAAAGAAAATTTTCTTTTGATACATTCTACTTTAAAATCATTAAATAGATCCTCATCTATTTTTACGCTTGTTAATTTTTGTTTATCACTCATATATACTTATATTTATTGTTTGTATATAAATATATGTTAATTTTGGAAAGTCGCAGAACAGTGGTGAGTTTTGTAAAAGGGGCACCACTTACAATTATTATTTTCTAAGGGTTGATGATCTACTTCTTTATATCCACTAGAATCAAATGCCTCTGTTATAAACTTTTGCAAAGCTTCTCCTACCCTCTTTTGTTTAATTTTTCCTGAAGGGGGAGAGAAGGTTTGGATTCTTTTGATAATAAAATCTTCATGTTCATATAGATGGCGTTTCACAATAAAAAATTCAATTTCAATATTTTTCTCATCTATTCCAAATATTTCTGAGAAGTATTTTTTATAGAGGATCAATTGGAATTGTTTGAGTTCATCTTTTTTTGTTTTGTCATTCCATCCACTTTTGCTAGTTTTAATGTCTATGATTTTAAAGGTATTTGTGGGTTCATGGTACATTACTATATCTAGAAAACCATTGTAAACAACATTGGGTTTACTTTTGTCAGGTGTGATTTGGATAGGAATTTCACATCCTACAAGCCACCACCCACGTTTTGAGAAATATTTACCTTTATTTTTAGCAAAATCTCTTATAATCTCAATCCCATCATCAAAAAACTCTCTAAGTTCTTGTGGAGAAGAGAAATGTTGCCCATTGTTTTTTTTATATTGAGTTTTATATTCTTCTCTTAATTTTTCCTCAAACATATCATATGTGTTTATACGATCTGCTGCTGCCCCACTCTCATCATACATCACAGTTATATAATGTTGAAGTACCTCATGTAATGCTGTTCCAAAAACTGTATGGATTGTTGAGGTAAATTGTTTGTATCCTTCTCTATACTGTAGGGACCATTTTTTAGGACACTCAGTGAACATAGAAAATTGTGAATAGGATATTACTTTTTGATTTACCCAATCTATTTCTTGGGGTTTAAAATTTCGTATATCTTTTACGATTTGGGGAATTTTTTTCTTTTTAGCCATATTTTATAACTTTGACAGGCTTGTCATACTTTTTACATAGTGAAAGTGAGTGTTGGGTTCCTTTAGATATCCCATCCCAAAACGCTATACAAACATCACAGTTTTTAATTATATCATCATTTCGGATAAACCCAGCACGTTTACCATGTTTATCCCAATCAGCATAGAAGATTAAAGTTTCAATACTATTTTCAATAGCCCATTTTTCTCCTAACTTATCTGCTCCTCTAGCACCACCTGATACTGCTAGAGTGATTTTGGGTTTATATTTTTCTAAGGTTGAACAAAGAAATTCATAATCTGTAAAATCTCTACTTCCTATTATTGCAAGTTTCATAATTTTAATATACAAACTTTATTTTGAATTTCCAAGAAAAAAACCACCTAGGTAGCGACACTTAAGTGGTTTTTAATTTTGCGTAACGCAAACGGTCCTAAACCGTATCTTTACATTGGGGTTATGCTTTCGGGGTTATAGTTAAATGAAACCACATCTGGAACTTTTCGGATCATGTTTGCTATATCGGTAATTTTTTCTCGAGAGAAACCACCTGTTTTTATAAATGGATATCCATCTATTTTTAGGTTGAGGATAGTTGTGAATTGATCAAAATTTTGTTCACTATAATCTTCAAGTTCAGTTGTTGAAACAACTGTTATACCTGCAATAGCTCTAATGTCAGACAAGATTTCTTTTTGTGGTCTGTTTTTAATGTTTGTGATCAAACGACCCTTCATTTTGTACTGGTCCTGGTATTTTTCGGTGAGGGCTTGTTTAAGCTCTTCTCGGATTAGATCTTTAAGTTGGGACGGTTTCATATGTTATACATATTTAAAGAGGACGGTTTCCAAACAGCTTTTCTAATTTTTCTAAATATAAAATTCCATCCATTAACTCTTGTTTCATGTGGACAATCCACTCTTGGAGGGTTAAGTCGTTTCTATCTAAATCGGTTCCATATTTTTTCTTTCCAACTTTTGCTCTTTCTACAAATTGGTCAATGATAGAGTCTACAATGGTGTCTGTTACGGGGATTTTTCTAGAGGAGAATTCGTTCATTTTAAAATATGTTTAATTTCTTTTTCATCATATCCCATATGAGAAAGAATATTTTTATGGTCTTTGGGTTTAAGGATTTTGACATGTGATTCTGCTTCACTTACACTACATTCAAAAAACTTTGTGAATTCCTCTACGAGTTTTTGAGGTGGAGACTTGTGGGAGGATTTTAGATATTTAAAAAACATTTTCTTTTTGGGTAAATACTCCTTATAAATATTATAAAGTTGTTCTTTATTATCATAGGGAGTGATTTGAACATAATTAGCTAACTCAACATAGTTTTTATCCATTGAGATAAACCTATTAACCATATAAGAATTAAACTTATCCCAATCCTCCTCTGTAAATTCAGAGGAGGGGGTTTTGTAGTAGGTCATATGGTTTAACCAATCAAAGATATTTTTTATGTTATGCTTCGATGACATAGTCTTTATATTCTTCACGCAATTCTTTTGGAATTGAATCTACTAAAATTTTACGAGTTTCCAAATCATAGAATACAGGGATGGGGAGAAGGGCATCTTCGGATCCTCCAACTACGAATTTGGATACTTTTCTAAGGATTACTGCTTGACCAAATAGTACCCCACCATCAAATCCTTCTACGGATGTTGTGTTTTTTAGGTCAATGTTCATTTGTGGTTGATTTTCCATCATAACAATATATATTTGTTTTTAATTAAATTACTTGGGGTTTTATAGCATCTATAATCTTACTTAAACATGACGCAATGTTAATTTCTTTGTCTATTCTAAAATTTGCTTGATACAGATGTTCATTTAAGATAACAGACACTGTTCCCTCCCTTCCAGGAGCATATTTTGAAACATGGTCAAACAAAAACCTATATAGTTCTTCAAAATCATTTACACCAGAGTCCAAAATAATTTGCCTCAGGGTAGTCCAACTAGGTTTAGTTTGTTTGAGTTCCTTTAAAATAGAGTTCATATAGCTAGAGGATACAACAACTGTTTTATCTACTTTCAAAGTACTATCTATGATTGAAAGTTGGATTGTGTTAAGCATCTTTCGAAGATCTGGATAGAATTGGGTTACAATATTTCCTATATCTTCTAATTCATAGGATACATTTTCTTGATCAAGTATTTCAACTAGATGGTGTGCTATTTCTTTTTTAGAGGGTGGGATTACTTTTAGAACCTGGCATCTAGATTGGATTGGGTCAATGATTCTTTCGATGTAGTTGCAAGTTAAAATAAAGCGAGTGGTGCGTGAGAAAGTCTCTATCACATTTCTTAATGAAGCCTGTGCGTTAATAGTGAGAAAATCTGCTTCATCTAATATTACCACTTTTAGAGATTTGAAAGATGCTGTGGATGCAAAACCTGTTACTTTTTCTCGGATAGTGTCAATCCCACGCTCATCACTCGCATTTAAAAGAAGATAATCACAGTCCATATTTTGTACTATAATCTTAGCTAAAGTTGTCTTTCCACAACCCGCAGGGCTATAGAATAGCATATTAGGAATGTCATTTTGATCAATAAATTTTTGTATATTAGTTTTTATATTGTCATTCCCCACAAAAGTGTCTAATGTTTTAGGTCTATATCTTTCATTTAATAACCCGTGATCCTTCATAAATTATATTTTTATAACTAATTATAGGTTAATATATGAACCCTTTTATAAAACTCCAAATAAAAATTTAATTTTTATATTTCCAAATGTAACCCCCTGAGGATTTGTATTTTTGGTTTTGGTAGCCACTGGCTACTTCAAATATTGCTTTAGCTCCAGTGGCTCTTTCTGCTTCTTTCATACTATCCCATTCTTTTATAAAATTTCCATTTTTGTCATATTGTAGTACTGGTTTGCCCCAAGTAATATTTCTTCCTTTGAGTTTTTTACTTATCTTTTCTTTAGATTCTTTACTTAATTTTCTAACCTTCCTTGTACATTTACCTTTTCGGTCTTGGGACATTTTTTGTTTAAATTCTTCAGTATGGGTATACCCTTTATTTCCATCCCCTCCTATACTTCTATTAACAAGAGTACCTCCTTCATCTATTTGCCTCCTCCCTAAATGAGATATTAACTTCATTTCAATATCTTCAGCTTGTTCTCTAGTTAAATTTTCAGCTATCATTTCTACTTTAAAACCATGTTTATTAACATAGTTTTCCCAAAATTTGTTCCTCCCAGCCCATTGATTCCAAGCACGGTTACCCTTTCCTATACCAACATAAAATACTTCTTTGGTTTTAGGATTCAAATGTGTATAAACATAGTATTTCATATTTATAAATATTATGGTTTTACGGACTAGCTACATTTTATCTAAAGATAAAAAAAAAAGCCTGTCGATAGACAAGCTCTTTTTGTTAGGAATTTAATTTTTTATAGTCGTAAAGTAATGATTTGTTTTAATATTTATCTTTTTCTTTTTTAACGAAACTCAACATAGTTTGCCAGAGTTTAAACCTTTGATTGGAGGTCAGTTTAGGTAAATACTCATCTAATACATCATAGGTTTGTCTTCCAATTACTTTCCCTTCAAAATCCAATTCACCCTCATTCAACTCCCCTTCCTCCAACATATCCATTCGCATGTTTGCTTTTGCAGCTTCAGGTAGTTCATTAAAATCTTTCTCTGCCATTTCCTCTGCCATATCAGGATCGTCAAATACTGTTAAGAGAAGACTTACTCTATCGTCAATTGATAGTGAAGGCCAAGCATCTCGTACTTCTGTTGCGTAGTTTTCTTCTACTTTTTCTTCGTATCTTTCTGATAGGAAGTGTTCGAAAGCATCTTCGTATTGCTCTTTTTCACGATCGAAAATGTTTCCAACCATCCCCATTCCAACGAAGTTTTCATCTAGCTGTTGTTTATCTGTTGGTTCTGGTAGGCCTGCTAGTTTAGCCCATCTTGATTTTTCTGTTGACATATTTTTTATTATAAATATTATAGGTTTTTTATTCCTATCATTCGTAATTGCCCAGGATGCCAATACCTATCCAATGTTGCTTTGTCTACTGGGGTGTTTATCCATTTATCTTTTAGTTTATAGTCAGTGTATCCACTTTTTGGATCACTATATGAAATGCGTACATTTCCATCTCTATCTACATCACGATACATGTTAGCTAAAGTGTAGTACATGCTATCTGGGGTACCTCTCCCATTGTCTGTAGTTAAAGGGAGGAGGTTGTTTAAGTAACGTTCTCGGGCTATTTTATCTTCTGTGTCTCTTTTTTCTCTATAGCTTTTTCCCCAAAAATCATCGCGGTATTTTTTTACCATTTTAGTAACTTTGCTTTTTTCTTGAGGTGTTAAAGGTCTACCCATTACATTTTGAATATGGTTTTTAGCTTCATATTCATGAGACCACTGGTTTTCTTTTGTGTATGGGTTGTTTTGGAAAAAACTATCCAATTCAGAAGCTATATCAATTTCTTCGGTGAGGATTTTTTTGATTTCCTCTTTGATCATTTGTTTGAGTTGTTCTTTTTTCATTTTATTTTATAATTCCTGCTCTAACAAGCATCCTACGCTTTTCAAAATCAGCTTCTTCTTTAAGATTTTGTTTAAAATCAAAGGCTAGAGGTTGAATTTTGGATCTTTGATCTGATGAAATTCCTGTTACAACTAGTTTATATTTTCTGTCTGCTCCTGTTCCAACAGGTTCAATTTCATATTTTGCTCCTTGAACATCTCCTAATCTATTTTGCAATAGTTTACGAAGTTTATCTGCTTGATCAGCAGTGTTTACAGTGGTTGATAGAGGTGGTACTGTTGGTTTTTCTACTTTAGCGATTACAGGAGCAGTTTCTATTTCTCCACCCTCTTTCTCAACATCAACTATCTTATAATCCAACCCCGAATTATCCATTATAGTTTTTAAAACTTTTTTAAGATAAGATTTAGGGTTAAAGGGTGAGTTTTCTTGTGGGAATACTATAACATTATCTTTAACCACGTAATGAACATCTTTATCCATTTTCCCCGCATATTTTTTAAGGTTGTCTGGGGTTTTCATGGGGAAATAGTTTTTACCATATTTTCCATAGAATTCTAGAGGTAAAGATCTTCCATTTAGAGATTTTAACCATTCTTCAAAATCCCCCTCGTTCCCTTCAGCTTTCCAAGCCTCAAATTTTGAAGTATTTTTCTCAACCGTGTTTGACCATTCCTCAGGAACACGATTTTTTATATCTGCTATTTTAGCATCTTTTTCTTCATTGGATCTTTCATCCCAATCTTTCCAAGCAGCTCCTGCTTTTTGTGCAGGAATAGAAGGACCAAATACTTTTTTGATAACATCAGGTTTACGCATGTTTTGTGCGTAGATTCCGTAATTATCTATGTTATCTAATGCTTTAATAGCATCTTCAATAGATGATGGTTGGATAGCAAGGTCGTATTGGGCTCGAACAACTTTTTGCTCTCCACCTTGCTCATCTTCTACTTCTTTTAAGAGGTCGGTTAATTTCATTTTGATAATATTATCTCTTTTGGTTTATTTTCTACTATTTTAATATCTGGGTGGGGGTATTTGGTTATGAGTCTTTTTGTAAATTGGTATCTTTTAATATCTAAAGGGATTATTTTAAGAGTATTGTTGTAGTTTTGTGATAGGAATCTAGGTAAAATTTCATCTTTGTATATTTTAGCTATAGTATCACTTCTTCTTTCATCTATTTCTCTAGCACTTTGTTTTAAATATTTTTGTTGTTTTGGTAAGTCAACCCACCCCATTTTTATCTCCCAATATCCTTCTCCAACAGGTTGAAACAACATTCGAACAAAAAACTCATACCCACCGTCATCTTTAAATACCCAATATCCTTTAGTTAATTCTTCGTATGGGTAAGAGTTGGTTGGGTCTAGTAATTCACCCATTAACCAATAACTTTCAAACAAATTTTTTCCGACTATATCCAACTCTTGGTAATCCGGGGAGAGATTTATTTTATGTATCTCTTCTCTAATGAGTTGTTTTAGTTCGGAGTGTTTCATTTAAAGTCAATTATATGGTGATAAATATTGCAAGATACTAGTAATCCCCATATATGTTAAAACGTTTTGGTGGTTCAACCACCACTTCTTCTTCATGTTCTTTTATAGCATAGAGTTTACTATTTAAAGGCTCTAACCTAAAATGAACATTTTCACCTGTTTTTTGAAAATATGCTTCTAGAGCTTCAGTAAGGGAAGGACGTTCAACATCCTCCCCTACTAAAATCCAAGTATCACCTTTTCCTTTAACACGTTCTGCTATAAGGATATTATGTTCTACTGTTTGTATTTCCATATTACATCATCCCCATCATTGATGGATCCATTTGTGGTTGTGATTGTTTATCCTCAGGTACATCAACGATTGCAACTTCTGTTAACAAAATAGTACCTGCAATAGAGGATGCATTTGTTAGGGCTTGTTTTGTAACTTTAAATGGATCGATGATCCCTGCTTTCTTCATGTTTACTGCTGAGCATTCTTTGATATTATATCCTGTCCAGAAATCTTTTCCACCTTTAAGATCAACCATAGCAATCATAGAGGCATCTGCTTCTGAATATCCTGCGTTTGCTAGAATTTGGAGGAAAGGTTTAGCACAAGCATCATATACCAATTTATATCCAAATTTGGTAGAGTCACTCATTTTGTTCTTCATTGATTTTTCAAGAACTTTTCGAGAATATAACAAAGCAATACCTCCACCCGGAACAATACCTTCCTCTAGGGCTGCTTTTGTTGCGTGGAGAGCATCATCTACACGATCTTTTGTTTCTTTCATTTCTGTTTCTGTAGATCCACCAACATGAACTACAGCCACACCACCACTGAATTTAGCTAAACGTTCTTGGAGTTTTTCCATTTCAAAGGGTGTTTCAGCGTTTTCGATTTGCGCTGCTAGATCTTCTGCACGTTTAAGGATATCTTCCTCCTTACCTGCTCCATCAATAATTGTAGTATTTTCTTTGGTTACTGTGATTGTTTTGGCTTCACCGAACCATTCCCAACTGAATTTGTCTAGTTTCATGCCTTTATCTTTATCGAACACTGTACCACCTGTTAGCACTGCAATGTCTTCAAGGATAAGTTTTCTGCGATCACCAAAGTCAGGGGCTTTAACAGCACATACCTTCAAAGTACCTCTCATCTTATTTACAATAAGAGTAGCGAGTGCTTCTCCATCAATATCTTCGGCAATGATAAGCAAAGATTTATTAGTATTTGATACACCCTCTAAAATAGGTAATAGCTCTTTTACTTGAGTAAATCTATGATCAGCAATTAAAACATATGCATCTTTTAAAACTGAGGACATTGTGTTATTGTTGGTTACAAAGTATGGGGATTTGTATCCTCTATCAAATTGTAAACCTTCTACCACCTCAAGATATGTTTCTCCTGTTTTAGATTCCTCAATATGAACAACTCCTTCTTTTCCTACCTTTTCAATGGCACGAGAGATAAGTTTACCAACTTTTGGATCATTGTTTGCAGAAATTGTTGCAATTTGCTCTAACTGTTCCTCGGATGATATACTTTCAACGTTGGATCGGAGTTCTTGCAAAACTTCTTCTACAGCACTGTCAATTCCACGTTTGATTTCAACAGCATTTGCACCATCGTTTAGTCGTTGTACTCCACTTTTTACCAATTCTCGTGCGAGTAATGTTGAGGTAGTAGTACCATCACCTGCTTTATCGGCTGTTTTAATAGCGGCTTGTTTTAGCATATTAACGCCCAAATCTTCAAATGGATCTTCAACTTTTTCAATTTGTTTTGCTACGGTAACACCATCTTTTGTAGAAGATACATTATATCCATCTGTGAAGACAACATTGCGTCCGTTTGGTCCTAGAGTTGATACTACTGCATCTGCTAGTTTGTCAATACCTTCAACAAGTTTTTTTCTAGCTTCGGGTCCAATTTTAATTTGTTTTTTCATATTATTCTTCTTCTTTTATAACTTCTGCTAAGATTTGATTTTCTGCCCCAATAAAATATTCTTCACCTTTATGTTCTAGTTTAGTGAATCCCATTGTAGGTAGAATTACAATTTCTCCAACTTGGGTTGTTGTAGGGATAAATTCACCTGTCACTGAATGTTTTCCAGGTCCTACTGCTATTACTTCTCCATGAACATTTCTATCTTTATCTAGATCAGGTACAATGATGGAACCATAAGTGGTTTCTTGTTCCTCTAAAGGTTTGATTATAACTGCATTAAATTTTGCTTTTAGATTCATATTTCGTTTTTGTTTAATAGTGTTTCGATTCCGGTTTTTACTTTATCCCATGAGTTGATGTAGGATTGGATGGAGGTGAATTCACCTTCATTTTCATAGAATTTATGTTTAGCAACACAATTTAGAGCATTTTTAAAACTAGTATAGTAACCTACAGTTTTTTCTACCTCTTTAGGTTCGGTTTTTTTGCCTTTAAACCCTCGTGTAGATATTGAAACTTCAATTACCTCAAAGTTGCTAGCATCTTTTTTAATGTAGAATGGTTCCATTAGTGGATCCTTAATAATACATTGTGTAGTAAAATTTTCTGATTCGCCTTTTTTAGGGCGACCTTTTCTTTTCATTTCTTCCATAAAACTTTTATTTTTGTTTATAATATAAGAAAGATATTTTAAAAAAACAAGCTTTAGGGCACTTTTTCTTTAAAACTCTTATTTAATTTTCAAAACTTTTGGTTTAGATACTTCTGAATATGGGATAAAGATTTTAAGAAGACCATTCTTCATTTCAGCATCTGTTTTTGTAATGTCCAATTTAGATGAAATCCTATAACCTAAATTAAATGAACGACGTGCTATACCTTTATGGATATATTCACATTCGTTTACATCACAACATTTATCATCTTCTGGTTTGTTGTAGATTATTTTTAAAGTATCCCCTTCAGTGCTTATTTCAACATCATTTTTCTCAAGACCAGTACAAGCTATCTCAAAGAATAGTCCTTCTTTGTTTGAATAGATGTCTAGGGGGTGGGGGAATTTGGTTTGGGTTGGG